TACATCAGGAACAAAAGGTACTTCGGGCACAAGTGGAACATCGGGAGCGGAAGGAACGTCGGGAACAGAAGGTACTTCAGGTACAAGTGGAACGGATGGTTCGGCGGGTACATCGGGAACATCGGGAACATCAGGAATTAGTGGATCAAGTGGAACGAAAGGAACATCAGGAACATCTGGAATAAGTGGATCATCGGGTACAAGTGGTACAAAAGGCACATCAGGTACTTCGGGAACATCTGGAATCAGTGGATCAAGTGGAACTTCAGGAACATCGGGAGCGAATGGATCATCAGGTACGAGTGGAACAGAGGGAACATCGGGAACCAGTGGAACAGAGGGAACATCGGGAACCAGTGGAACAGAGGGAACATCGGGAACCAGTGGAACAAAGGGAACATCGGGAACCAGTGGAACAAAGGGAACATCAGGTACTTTTGGTACTTCGGGAACATCTGGAATCAGTGGATCAAGTGGAACAAGCGGAACGTCCGGAGTAAGCGGTTCATCTGGCACAAGTGGTACAGAAGGCACATCTGGTACAAGTGGAACATCAGGAACGTCAGGAATAAGTGGATCAAGCGGAACAAGTGGAACAAGAGGAACTTCGGGAACATCTGGTACAAGCGGAACTAAAGGAACATCTGGTACAAGTGGACAGGAGGGAACTTCAGGTACATCAGGAACGGAAGGAACATCAGGAACAGAAGGTACTTCAGGTACATCAGGAACAAGAGGTACTTCAGGTACATCAGGTACTTTTGGTACTTCGGGAACATCTGGAATCAGTGGATCAAGTGGAACAAGCGGAACGTCCGGAGTAAGCGGTTCATCTGGCACAAGTGGTACAGAAGGCACATCTGGTACAAGTGGAATTGACGGTACATCCGGAACAAGTGGAACGAAAGGAACATCGGGCACAAGCGGAACGAAAGGAACATCAGGAACATCTGGTATTAGTGGATCATCAGGAACATCCGGAGTAAGTGGATCATCAGGAACAAGTGGAACAGAAGGTACTTCGGGTACTTCAGGAACAGAAGGTACTTCAGGTACATCAGGAACAGAAGGTACTTCAGGTACATCAGGAACAAGAGGTACATCGGGTACTTCAGGAATAAGTGGTTCATCTGGAACAAGCGGAACAAAAGGAACATCGGGAACCGCTGGTACATCCGGCACATCTGGAGTAAGTGGTTCATCTGGAACAAGTGGAACCGAAGGGACTTCGGGAACAGCAGGAATAAGTGGATCAAGTGGTACAAGTGGAACAGCAGGAATAAGTGGATCAAGTGGTACAAGTGGAACGAGAGGAACATCTGGAACAAGTGGAACTGCTGGTTCATCTGGTATAAGCGGAACATCTGGAGTAAGTGGTTCATCGGGGACAAGTGGAACGGCAGGAACAAGTGGAACTGCTGGTTCATCCGGTATAAGCGGAACATCTGGAGTAAGTGGTTCTTCAGGAACATCTGGTACATCGGGTACAAAAGGTACATCAGGAACATCTGGAATAAGTGGATCATCGGGCACAAGTGGCACAAGAGGTACATCTGGTACAAGTGGTGCAGAAGGCACGTCTGGAACAAGTGGAACAGAAGGCACGTCTGGAACAAGTGGAACAGAAGGTACGTCTGGTACAAGCGGAACGGCTGGTTCATCGGGCACAAGTGGCACATCAGGAACATCGGGAACATCAGGAGTAAGTGGATCATCTGGTACAAGTGGCACAAGAGGTTCATCGGGAACATCTGGTACAAGTGGAACAGCAGGAACCGCAGGAACATCTGGAGTGAGTGGATCATCTGGAACGAGTGGAACAAGAGGAACATCAGGTACAAGTGGAACAGCAGGTTCATCCGGAACAAGTGGAATAAGTGCTAATTTTACAACCGGGTCATCATATCCAATTACGTCATCATGGGCATTATCCGCTTCATATGCATTGAGTGCATCATATATAGGAGAAGGGGTTGATAATTACGTTCCAAAATGGCAAAACAACACCTTAACTCCTACAAGTTTAATTTATGAAGATGGAGTAGATGTAGGAATTGGCACGATACTTCCAACCAACAGATTACATGTATCTGCCACTGTTGATCCACTACGATTACAAAATGTAATAGAATCATCAGATATTGATTTATTGACCATTGATGTTAGTGGAGTTGTTCATTCAAGTAGAACAGCATCTTATGCATTATTTGCAAAGGAAGCATTATCAGCCTCGTACACTTTAAGTGGAAGTTATTTTAAATTATATGATGTAACTCAATCTCTAACATTCGTTGTATCGGCATCATATGCATCAGGATCAACCTCTGCATCATATGCATTAACATCAAGTCATGCAATAACAGCATCGTATGCTATAACTCCAAGTGGTACGTCTGGTACAAGTGGAACAAAAGGAACATCGGGTACATCTGGCACAAGCGGAACGAAAGGAACATCGGGAACGTCTGGGACAAGTGGAATAAGTGGTTCATCAGGAACAAGTGGAATAAGTGCTAATTTCACAACCGGATCATTATATCCTATAACAGCATCTTGGGCCAAAAGTGCATCATATGCATTAACTGCATCTTATATTGGTGAAGGAACCGATTATTTCGTTCCACACTGGCTTAATAATAGACTGACTCAAACTTCATCTATAAGTACTCACAATCAGTATGTAGGAATAAATGCGTTTGACTCGACTACTTTCTTAGAAGTTAGAGGAATAGAATACAATCAGGATTCCGATGCTATTAAAACAACTCCAGCCTTTATAGCTGATACCAATGGAACTTATTATTGGAAAGCATATACCATTAACCCAGGAAACATTTACGTTAGTAGTTCTATTACGAGTAGTGGATATTATATGGGGGTAGATGTTCAAGCTACATTAGGAAATGATCATAGAGGAAATATTTCAGAAATATATGGAATTAGAGTTCAATTTGGATTAAATTCTACTACTTCATATGTTACGGGAAGTGCTGATTATGCTTATGGAATTTATATAACTCCATATTGCAATAATGCATATTATATTCAAAATAGCTTTGGAATTTTTATTAATGTAAATGAATTTACAAGTGGATCTGTAAGTCAGTCATGGGCATTATATTCTATTAATGAAAGTCCGTCTTATTTAAGAGAAAATTTATCAATTGGATCAACCGAGTCATTACATAGATTATATGTGTCTTCATCACAAGATCCATTAAAACTATCTGGGTTAAGAGAACTAAACGATATTAATTTATTAACCGTTGATGTCAATGGAGTTGTTCATACAAATAAAACTGCTTCATTTTCACTAAGTTCGTCATTCGCATTGTCGGCGTCTCATGCAATAACTTCAAGTCATGCAACAACGGCATCGTATGCTATAACTCCGAGCGGAACGAGTGGTACGAAAGGAACAAGCGGAACGAGTGGTACAAGCGGAACGAGTGGTACGAGAGGAACAAGTGGTACATCTGGAGTGAGTGGTTCTTCTGGAACAAGCGGTACATCGGGAACAAGTGGGACAGAAGGTACATCGGGAACAAGTGGGACAGAAGGTACATCGGGAACAAGTGGAACAGCAGGAACAAGAGGAACATCCGGAACATCTGGAGTAAGTGGCTCAAGCGGAACGTCTGGAACATCCGGAGTAAGCGGTTCTTCAGGTACGAGTGGAACAAAAGGTACTTCTGGGACAAGTGGAACATCGGGAACTTTTGGTACTTCTGGAACGTCTGGAGTAAGTGGTTCTTCTGGAACAAGTGGAACATCGGGAACTTTTGGTACTTCTGGAACAAGTGGAACATCAGGAACATCAGGAGTGAGTGGTTCGTCGGGTACAAGTGGTACGAGAGGTTCATCGGGTACTTCAGGAACATCTGGAGTGAGTGGTTCATCGGGTACAAGTGGAACAGAAGGAACATCAGGTACAAGTGGAACGGAAGGAACATCTGGAACATCGGGTACAAGTGGAACATCTGGAACATCAGGAACAAAAGGTACATCGGGAACTGCTGGTTCATCTGGAACAAAAGGTACATCGGGAACATCAGGAGTAAGTGGATCATCAGGTACAAGTGGCACAGAAGGTACTTCTGGTACAAGTGGCACAGAAGGTACTTCTGGTACAAGTGGCACAGAAGGTACAAGTGGTACAAGGGGAACATCTGGAACTAGCGGAACTTCAGGAACAAAGGGTACATCCGGAACAAGTGGAACGGCTGGTTCGTCTGGAGTAGATGGTAATCCCGGAATTCCCGGAATAGAGGGAACAAGTGGTACAAGTGGTACAGGTGGAACAAGTGGTACAGAGGGTACATCAGGAACAAGTGGAACATCGGGAGTAAGTGGATCATCTGGAACTAGTGGAACAAAAGGTACATCGGGTACGAGTGGAACAACAGGTACGTCAGGAACTAGTGGAACAAAAGGTACATCTGGTACGGCTGGTTCATCTGGCACAAGTGGAATAAGTGCTAATTTCACAACTGGATCATTATATCCAATTACATCATCTTGGGCATTGAATGCTCTATCTGCATCTTACGCATTAACCGCATCTTATATTGGAGAAGGATCAGATTATTTTGTACCTTACTGGCTTAATAATAAATTGACTCAAGTTTCTGCCATAAGCAATCATGGTCAGTTTGTTGGAATAAATTCGTTTGATGTAGAAGATGCAATTTTGGATGTTCAGGGTCTTGTATTTGATCGAGATGTTTCTAGTATTAGAACGATTCCGGCTTTCAGAGCTACTATAGATGGAACTTATTATTGGTCGTCATATGAAAACAATTTAGGTAATACATATGTTAATAATTTTATCACTAATAGTGGACATTATATTGCATTAAATGTTCAATCTACACTAGGAACTGATCATAAAGGAAGGCTTGAGGGATTATATGGAATTAGAGTTCAATTTGGATTAAGTTCAGAAGATGAATGGATTACTGGTAGTATCTCACGATCTTATGGAGTTTACATAACTCCATTCTGTCAGAGTGCATCATATATAGAAAATAGTTATGGTATTTTTATTGATACAAATAAGTTTGAGCCGGGAACAGTAGATAATCCATGGGCAATATATTCTATCAACGAAAGTCCATCTTATATCAGGTCAAATTTATCAATTGGATCAACCGAATCATTACATAAATTATATGTGTCTTCATCGCAAGATCCACTGAAACTGGCTGGGTTAAGAGAACTAAACGATATTAATTTATTAACTGTTGATGTCAATGGAGTTGTTCATACAAATAAAACGGCATCATATTCAATAAGTGCTTCATATGCTATAACTCCAAGCGGAACGAGCGGAACAAAAGGAACATCAGGAACTGCTGGTACATCCGGTACATCTGGAGTAAGTGGTTCATCTGGAACGAGCGGAACAAAAGGAACTGCTGGTACTTCGGGAACATCAGGAGTGAGTGGATCATCGGGAACTAGCGGTACAACAGGAACTTCGGGAACAGCTGGTACTTCAGGTACATCTGGCATAAGTGGATCATCAGGAACAAGTGGAACATCCGGAACTGCTGGTACTTCTGGAACGTCTGGAGTAAGTGGTTCTTCAGGAACTAGTGGAACAAAAGGTACTTCTGGGACAAGTGGAACATACGGAACTGCTGGTACTTCTGGAACGTCTGGAGTAAGTGGTTCTTCAGGAACTAGTGGAACAAGAGGAACATCAGGAACAAGTGGAGTAAGTGGATCATCAGGCACCAGTGGAACAGAAGGTACATCGGGAACTAGTGGAACATCAGGAATAAGTGGTTCATCTGGAACAAGTGGAACTAAAGGCACATCTGGAACATCTGGAGTGAGTGGTTCTTCAGGAACAAGTGGAACAAACGGAACTTCAGGAACAAGTGGAACATCCGGAACTGCTGGTACTTCTGGAACGTCTGGAGTAAGTGGTTCTTCAGGAACTAGTGGAACAAGAGGAACATCAGGAACAAGTGGGACAAGAGGTACATCAGGAACAAGTGCATTTATTGTATCCGGATCTACTTATCCAATAACCACATCATTTTCATTAAGTTCTTCATTTTCATTAACCGCTTCATTTTCACTAAGTTCTTCGTTTTCACTAAGTTCTTCATATGCATTGAGTGCATCATATATCGGAGAAGGTGTTGATAATTACATTCCAAAATGGCAAAACAATACCTTAACTCCTACGAGTTTAATTTATGAAGATGGAGTAGATGTAGGAATTGGCACGATACTTCCAACCAACAGATTACATGTATCTTCTGCCGCTAATCCATTACGATTACAAAATGTAATAGAATCATCAGATATTGATTTATTAACTATTGATGTTAGTGGGGTTGTTCACTCAAGTAAAACGGCATCCTATACATTATTTGCAAAGGAAGCATTATCAGCCTCGTATACTTTAAGTGGAAGTTATTTTAAATTCTTCGATGTAACTCAATCTCTAACATTTGTTGTATCGGCATCATATGCATCAGGATCAACATCTGCATCATATGCATTAACATCGAGTCATGCAATAACAGCATCGTATGCTATAACTCCAAGTGGTACATCAGGTACAAGTGGGACAAAAGGAACATCAGGAACGACTGGAACAAGCGGTACAAGTGGAACAAGAGGAACATCAGGAACAAGTGGAGTAAGTGGATCATCAGGCACCAGTGGAACAGAAGGTACATCAGGAACTAGTGGAACAGAAGGTACATCGGGAACTAGTGGAACATCAGGAATAAGTGGTTCGTCGGGTACAAGTGGAACAAAAGGAACATCAGGAACAAGTGGAGTAAGTGGTTCATCAGGCACCAGTGGAACAGAAGGTACAAGTGGAACGAGTGGAACATCAGGAATAAGTGGTTCGTCGGGTACAAGTGGAACAAGAGGTACTTCGGGTACATCAGGAACAAAAGGTACATCGGGAACAAGTGGAACGGAAGGTACATCTGGAACATCAGGAGTGAGTGGTTCTTCGGGAACTAGTGGAACTAAAGGCACATCTGGTACAAGTGGTACAGGGGGTACATCCGGAATGGATGGTACTTCAGGTACATCTGGAACATCAGGAGTGAGTGGTTCTTCGGGAACTAGTGGAACTAAAGGCACATCTGGTACAAGTGGTACATCCGGAATGGATGGTACTTCAGGTACATCTGGAACATCAGGAGTGAGTGGTTCTTCGGGAACTAGTGGAACTAAAGGCACATCTGGTACAAGTGGTACATCTGGAGTGAGTGGTTCTTCAGGAACAAGTGGAACATCGGGAACAAGTGGAACAGAAGGTACATCTGGAACATCAGGAGTGAGTGGTTCTTCAGGTACAAGTGGAACTAAAGGCACATCTGGTACAAGCGGAACATCAGGAGTAAGTGGTTCGTCTGGTACAAGTGGAACTAAAGGCACATCTGGTACAAGCGGAACATCAGGAGTAAGCGGTTCGTCTGGTACAAGTGGAACATCAGTAGCAATAAGTGGAACCACAAATAGAATAGTAAAATTTACTTCTCCAACTACTATTGGCGATTCCATAATGACGGAATACCCAACTAATAATTTTATTGGAGTAAATCAAACTAATCCATCTTCATCTTTAGATGTAGTTTCTACACTTCCAAGTGCGTGGCCTGCGGCATCAGGAAAAATCCAAACCGGATCGATATTGAGACTAAGACATACCGATTCCAATGGAGTTTTAGACATCGGATCTATGCATAGTGGATTGGGGGCATGGCTTCAATTTACTAGCCAGATAGATCTATCTTCAAGATTTCCTTTGATATTAAATCCAAACGGAGGATTTATAGGAATAAGCACAGGACAAGTTGCTCCTTCATATAGTTTAGATGTAAGTGGAAGTGGAATGAGGATATTTTCTCAAAGCGGTTCCGTAGGAATGATTATAGAATCTCCATATCTAGCTTCTGGATTTACTGGAAATGATGCAAGATTAGCATTTAAATATGGATCGTTCGAAAGAATGCGGGTATCTACTGATCAAATTTCAGCAGCAAGCAATGATTTTAATCTAAAATTTGATTTTATTTCATCCAGCTTGACTGATTACAATACATGGATGACTATTAAAGGTATAGATGGAAATGTAGGAATAAATACAACAACACCCACTAACAAATTACATATATCTGCCTCTTCTGATCCACTAAGGTTAACAGGATTAATACAACAATTATCTGACATTGATTTACTAACTGTTGATGTTAGCGGTGAAGTTCATACAAACAGAACTGCTTCTTATGCGTTAAATGCCTTATCGGCCTCATATGCCTTATCGGCCTCATATGCCTTATCAGCATCATATACATTAAGTTCATCATATACATTAAGTTCATCATATACATTAAGTTCATCATATTCTAAAACTTCCAGTTTTGCAAGTTGTGCGCTTTGTTGTATATCTGCATCTTATGCATTAACTGCATCTTATGTTGGAGAAGGAACTAATGATTATTATATTAAATGGGTCAACAATAATAAATTAAGTTCAACGTCGGAAATTTATGGTAATAGTGATAAAGTTACAGTAACCACTACGCTTTCTTCTTCTCAATATCTTGTTGATAAAACGGGATATGTTGCCAGAAATTTGGTTCCAGATACTCAGTGGTATAGTGGAAGTGGACCAATGGTCGAAACAGTGTTTATCCAAGTTGGTGCTAATAATGAAAACACAAGAAGTTATGATGTTGATCCATATGGACAACGATCATTAATTTGGAAAGTAACATCAGCAGGAGATTTCGCTGCTAATGGCGGATGGGATGCTACTTTACCTGCTATTCCTAGTAAATCTCATAGATATTCTGTTTGGGTTAAAATTTTAAGTAATACACCACCAAATAACGGAACTATCTTTTTAGGTGCTTCTACATCTAATACATTAAATTTAAATAATACGGTTAATGGCAATCCGTTCTTCTTACAAAGAAATGCATCGTCGCTCCCGAAAGATCAGTGGTTATTATTTGTAGGTTATTTATGGGCCACGGATTCAACTGGATCATCCTTATTAAAAAGCGGAGTATATACTCAATCCGGTTCATTTGACAGAACATCTGGTGTAGAATATAAAATAGGCACAGGTAATGTTCAAACACAGAGAGTATCTGAATATTATAATACAACAACCAGCAGTGTAGTTTATTTTTGGGGACCACGGGTTGAAGAAATAAATAGTGATACGCTTCCAATAGAAGCTTATTTACCATATGAATCTGCTTCATACGCCATAACCGCATCATATGCTAGAAGTTCGTCATATACTATAACGGCAAGTTATACATTTACAGGAAGCTACGCAGTAACATCTAGTTATTCTGATATATCTAATGAAGTCTTGGGTGGTAGTACGAATTATACTGCAAGATGGGTAACCGATAATCAACTTGGTATTGGTGCAATTAGAGATTTTGGTTCTACAACCGCACCACATATTACATACGGTGGGCTAGTTCTATCTTCTTCTCATGCACCTTATGGCGTTCAAATTGCAACGCTAGGTGATGGAGGATGGGCAAGATATTATTCAGTAGGTCAAGTAGGAATAGCAAATCCATTATCACAGTCATTTTCAATATTTGGTTCTTATGGTGGATTAGGTTCAATAACCTATGCATTCATTACGCCATTTGTAAGCCACAGTAATATGGTGATAAATGTTTACAATAATCCAAACCAATTTAGATTTTATCCTACCAGTAAGTTCATAATTGTTTCAGGTAGCAATACAATTGTGGCATTAGGACATTCTGATAACCAGTATATCCTAGGTGGAAACTTAGGTATTGGTACATCAAGTCCACAAGCAAAATTTCATGTTCAAGGGGCAATATCAGCATCTATTTTTGGAACTGGATCATTTCATGGAACATCTTCGTGGAGTGAAAAATCCAAAGTGTCAATATATTCTACTCAAAGTATATATGCTGTGTCGGCCTCGTGGGCAAGTAGTTCTTTATCTTCGAGTTATGCGGTATCATCAAGTCATTTTACCAATAATAATTTTAATTTTGGTGATATAAAGATTGATTATGCAAGTATAATAATACCTTCACCTAACTTAGATTTTGTAATGTTTTATACTAACACTGGTTCTTATAGATCTGGTTACTTTGAATACAGCGTGGCATCGGGTTCTAATAGTAGAGCCGGTATGATGGTAGCAAATTGGAATGATGATAATATTGAATACAATGAAGTAACCACCGCTGAAATTGGTAATACCAATGCTTTATCTATGTCAATTAAACTTAATACGGTAGGTCCGGGGGATGTGGGGTTAGTTACTAGGTCAAGTAACACTGCTGGATGGGCAGTTAAAGCATCAATAAAAATAATGTAATTCTGGAAAATGAAAGAATAAATTATGAATGAATTTGTAGTAAAAAATGGTCTAATAGTAAGGGGTGATGCGACCTTTATAGATAATTCGGCAATAACAATTGAAAATGCTATATCATCGTCGCTTAATCTGTCGGCTTCATTATCGTTGTATAGAGATATTGGAATTGGCGGAGCAGCTAAAAATCCAGAAAGTGCAAGTGCCAGTCCAATAATAGGACGCGGATCATACATAACAATTCCGAAAAATAGTTTTTTAGCTGGAAATGGTGCGTCAATGTCTGGATTTTTAAGAATTCAACTTCCTAATATACCATCAGGATATTATTTTAGTGGATGGTTGGATTTTTTAACTCTCAACGATTCTTATAAGGCTTCCACAATATATTTAAGTGGAGTGGTAACTGAGACAGTAAGTAATAGAAATTGGAATATTCTTTCCGCAATTTCTATAGCAAATAAAAACAATGAGCATAAGTTAACAGCAAGTTTTGGAACTAGTAGTTTTGGTCGACCAACAATTTACATTGGTAATTCTAGTGGAGTAAATTCAAATTGGGACACACCAACCGTTAAATTTCGCGATTTCACCTTTGGTTATACTACAGCAAGTTTTGATGCTTTAAATAATGGCATTGACTTTGATTTTTATCAGTGGCTAGATTATTACATTACTTCATCAATTCCTATTGAAAGAATAAGTGCTAAATCTGTAGATTCTTCTAGCCTGTCATTATCTGCTAGTTATTCATTAACCGCATCTTTTATTGGAAATGGAACTAATAATTACGTTCCTAGATGGAATAATAATACATTAAATTCAGCAAGTTTAGTTTATGATGACGGAAACAGAGTTGGTATAAATACAACTACACCATCAGCACTTTTATCATTGGTTAATCGTACAACAGGAACAGCAAGTTTAGAAATCAATATAAATAATATTGATGCGGGTGATGTAAGAATTCGTATTCCAAACGGTACTCAATTAAGAAATTCTGGATCTATAAGTTTATTGAATTCATTATCCGGAAGAATAACAAACAGAAACACCGAATTTTTAGATGGAATTACAGGTTGGGCAGTATATGATAATTCTGCGAGTGGTAAAGTAACTATATCTTCTACAGTGGATACTAGTTCAATTAGTGGTAGTGTACCAAATTCTAGTGGCAGAATACTTAAAGTTAAATATGATGGAACAGGAACATATAATGTAACTCCTACTCCTGGATTTGGTGGATTTTATGCTGGCATTGGTGCATCTTTAACGGGTTCCATCAGTGGATTTCAATATAAGCCCGGTGATAGGTTGTTATATAAAATGTGGGCTAGAATGAATACTGGTTCTTTAGGGGATAAATCTTGGAATTTTGCTAGTAATGCGGTAGGAACTGGAACATCTGGATATTGGCTTACATCAAAATTTCTTACAAAAGAATGGTCTTATTATGAATTTTTACAAGTTATAGGAAATGTGGGGTCATTTGCGATTACTGCTTTTTTTTATATTATAGAAAATACTCCAATTAATACCTATTTTGAAATAGATATAGCTAAATGTGAAATTGTAGCATTAGATGCAAGTCCAACAATTCAATATACAAATAATCTAAATACGGGTTATGTTTCCGGAAGCAATCTGGGATTTGGTCAATTAGTAACATCTGGTTCAACATATTTAGCAATAGATACTAATTCTAGTGTTGGTATAGGAACATTAATTCCGAGAGCAAAATTACATATTGGGGGTCCTGTTTCAGCATCCGCGTTTGGAACCGGTTCTTTTCACGGGTCTTTCATTGGAACATCTTCATATGCGACAACTGCATCGTGGACATTAACAGCATCCTATGTAGGAAATCCAGTTGATGATTATATTTCAAGATGGAATGGATCTACATTAGTAACTTCTTCCTTACGCCAAGTTGGTGATAGTACATTTATATTTAATAGTGCTTCAATAATCACCATAGATAGCGCATCAAGTACTGCATTATTATTATCCGCTTCATTGAATTTAGATTATAATGTAAGCATCGGTGGTGGGGCACGAACAAAAGAAAGTGGAAGCATACGCGGATTATTCGGGACTGGATCGTTTATTACTATTCCGAAAAAAGGATTCTTATCCGATAGGGAATCCCCCATCGGAGCACTAAGAATTCAATTGCCTCCTTTACAGGGTGGAGCATGTATCTTCTCTGCTTGGATTGATTTATATTCTCTTAATTCCAATCGGGGAGGATCTTCAATATATGTTAGCGGCACACCTTCTAACCTTGTAGCTGGCAACACCATCTGGCAAGATGTTAGTGCATTACATATCGCTAGTAAATTCCATACTACCAACACATCCTATAGATTGACAGCATCTTTTGGGACTGGTAGCGATGGACGACCGGGTATCTACATCGGTGGTAATGGAGGAGCAAGTACGACATGGAACTTCAGCATGATCCGAATGCGTGATGTTTGTTTTGGATACACATCACAAAGCTACGAATTCTTGAATAATAATTTGGAGATAGATATATTTCCAAGTACTAATTACTTCGTTTCCACTTCATTCGGCATGACTGTATTAGATGGAAGAAATACAGATACAGCAAGTATTGCTATTACATCTTTATTTGCCCAAACAGCATCTTATGTAGGACATCCGGTTGATGATTACATTCCAAAATGGAATGGAACTACATTAGTAAGTTCTTCTTTACGCCAAATTGATAATAGTACATTTATATTTAATAGTGGATCTATAATTACAATAGATAATGCGGCATCTCACAGTTTACAACTATCTTCTTCTTTAAATTTAAATTCTCATGTTGGAGTTGGTGGGCATGGATTGGGAGAGGATTTGGTGTCAAGTAGATTTATTCCAACCGGGTCATTTATTAGTATTCCTGAAAGAGGATTTATTAGTAGACTATATATTGGAACAGGATATTTAAGAATTCAACTTCCAAATTTAACAGATCCATTTACATTTGCCGGATGGGTTGATGTTTATAATTATACTTCAACTATTAATGCCCTTTCATTTTATTTAGTTGGGCAAAGAAATGGTAGTACTTCAGCAACGCCAAATCGTTGGTTTAATACAAATGCATTTGTATTAGGAAATCCTCATACTTCACTTTATACAGCAAGTTTTGGTTCTGGTAGTGATGGGCGTCCCATTATTTATATTCAAAATCAGGCGGGGGTATCTACTCAGTGGGATGTTCCTACAATAAAATTGCGCGATGTTTGTATTGGATATACGACTGCTAGTTTTGATAGTATAGTACATAAAACAGAAGCAGATATATTTACCGGACCAGTATGGGCTTCTTCAACTATAAAAGTGCCAGCAATAAATGAAACTGCAAGTTTAGCTATTAATTCTATTTCTGCATCCCACGCTTTAACTGCTTCTTTCGCATTTGCATATAGTGGAACAAGCGGAACATCGGGTATATCAGGAGTAAGTGGTACATCTGGAACAAGTGGGACGAAAGGAACATCGGGAACCTCAGGAACATCTGGAATAAGTGGATCTTCAGGCACAAGTGGAACGAAAGGAACATCGGGAACCTCAGGAACATCTGGTATAGATGGTGGACAAGGACCAGCAGGTAATAATGGAACATCGGGTACTAGTGGAACGAAAGGAACATCGGGAACTAGTGGTGCAACATATGCTACGCCATTTGCGATATCAATCGGCGGAACCAATAATACTTCGTTTTCTAGTGGATATGTATTAAGATTTGATGGAACTTCAATTGCCAGTAGTGCAATTCTTCAAGACGATGGATCTGGTGTAGGAATTAGTGCCTCTCCGGGTGGATACAAACTATATATTAACGGATCTATAAATATGGCTGGATCTATTACGGTTGCTAGTTCCAACACTTCCACTGATGGAACCGGAGCACATACTACTCATTATGGATGGTTAGCAATAATTATTAGTGGAGTCGGAACGCGATACGTTCAACTATTTAATTAACAAACATATGCCACAAAATTATAAATTAATATTAAAACGATACGAAGATCATAATCTTCGTCGAATAATAGGATTTGATGTTATACTTTCAAATAGACAAATACGATATTTTGAACATCATATTCCAATTTCGGATTGTTCTGGAAAAAGCGTCACAGAAGTATGCCAAATTGTATTTTCTACATTAAAACCTTCAATTCGTGAATATATTAGAGATCATAATTCGTTTGATGATATTCCCATTGGAGCAGAATTTATTCCATCAGACGATATAGATGATCTTTCTTCGTCAGGAAGTAATCCTCCATAATTTATGATAGAATATGTTATATCTGATATTACAAATGCTTTGAGTTCATCGTTTGTTGCCCATAAAAATAAATTATGTAAAAATAATTTGGGTACACCCGTGCCACAACAAATGTTACAACGACCGAGTGAAGAAGATGTGATATTATTATTTAAATCTCCACTTAATACAATTTCTGGATATGGTAAAATAATAGATGTATTTATAAGAAATTTTTTATTAAGGGGGGTTGATTTATATATTCTTCCAACTGATACAAATGTTGTTGGAAAATATGCATCTTTAATTCGATCAGTGGGAAGAGATTTATTGTTATCTACGGATGAATTTGTTGTTTGCCCGTTATCACTGGATTTTCAATTAAAAAATCACCTATTAAATTCCAATTTAAAAAGAAAAAAATTTATATATACGATGTGGGAATCTTCTCAATTAGACGCAATGGTTGTAAACAGATTTAACCACCCCAACAATAGAATATTAGTTCCATCCAATTGGAATCGTATTAATTTTTTACAGAGCGGAACAACTTCTCCAATATATGTTGTACCTCTTGGAATCAATCCAAATACGTTTTTTTATAGACCTCCCCATACTGAATCCAAAATGGTATTTGGATGTGGCGAAGCACAAAACCAAACAAGAAAAAGATTGGAATATACAATAGAATGTTTTTGCAAAGCATTTAATCCAAAAATTAAAGATGTAGAATTAAGAGTGAAAATTGATATCAAACAGTATTCATCCTTTCCGAGATATGCAGATTCCAGAATTAAAATAATATTTGATGATTATACCGAAGAAAAAATGGCAGATTATTATGCAAGTCTTGATGTTTTCGTCTCTTTGTCTTATTCTGAAGGTTGGGGTCTTATGCAACACGAAGCAATGATGTGTGGTAGACCAGTTATGGCCGCAAATTATGGCGGAATAACTGAATTTTTTGATGAACACGTAGGAATTCCAATAGATTATGAAGAAGAATTAGCATTAGGAATGTATGGTCCTACCGAAGGATTTTGGGCTAAAGTTAATGAAAAAAGTGTTGTAGAAAATTTTAGATATTGTTATAATAATAAAAGCAAAATTATTGAAAAGGGGTTGCTATCTAATAAGAAAGTTTCACATCTTACGGAAGAAAATACTGTAGACAACCTTTTAAGGATTATAAAAAGTCAAAAATTATAATTTTCGTTGATTTAATCCGTTTTAAATACTATATATGACCGAATAAGTTATGAAGAAAATTTTATTTATTACACCTCATTTATCCACCGGCGGATTGCCTCAATATCTTTTGAAAAAGGTACAATGTCTTGTAAATGAGTTTGATGTTTATATCGTAGAATGGGATAATATAGCCGATGCATATGTTATTCAAAAAAACAAATTAAGAGAATTAATACGAGAAAAACTTATTACTCTTTCTTCTAATAAAGAAGAAATATTTTCAATAATAGAAAAAATAAATCCAGAAATAGTTCATTTTGAAGAATATCCAGAAACGTTTATTACCGATGATATTTTAAAAAGATTGTATGGAAATAGTTCCTACAAAATTTGTGAAACTACTCATGGAACTATGTTCAATTTAAATGATAAATGGGTTATGGCGGATAAAACCATGTTTGTTTCTGGATGTAACATGGAACAATACATAAAAACAACCAATGATTTTGATGTATTAGAATTTCCACATTCTACTGCCGATTTAAAACGAAGATATTTAGATGAGTTAGGTTTAGATCCGTCGTATTTTCATGTTATAAACGTAGGTCTTTTTACACCTGGAAAAAATCAAAAAGAAATCTTTGAGTATGCCAAAAAATTAAAAGATAAAAAAATAATATTTCATTTTATAGGAAATAGAGCTTTGAATTTTGAGGCTTATTGGAAACCACTATTAGATGACATGCCAAATAATTGTGTATTGTGGAATGAAAGAGACGATGTTTATAAATTCTTAATAGCAGGTGATTTATTCCTTTTTACTTCTAAATTTGAAAATAGACCGATTACCTTGGTAGAGGCAAATAGTTATAATATTCCTATTTTAGCATATAATTTAAGCACTTATGGCGATGGACTATCTAAATTCAAAAATATACAATTTCTAACTGATGATTTTGATAAAAATATCAAACTGATAAAATCATATTTATTATATGAAACTTCTTCATATGATGTTAAAATTGATTTATCTTCCGCAGATTATAAAATAACTGCTCGGCATCTTTTAACGGATGTATTTGCAAAAAGAGAAATGAAATCTATTCAAACTTTATCAAAATTGAAAAACTATGGAATAGATTATAAAATGTGTTTTAATAAACCATATAAGGAACTTCCACCCAGAGAAAATTGCATTAACCCAGACCTTATTTCTATGGAACCCGGTGGAAAATTAACACCGGGACATTATGGATGTTATTTAGCACATAAGAATGGATTACTTGAGGCTATTGCCGAAGATAAATATGATTTTATAATGATGTTTGAGTGTGATTGTGGTATAAGAATAACCACAGATCAATTTGTTAATTACATAAATAAAGCATGTAAAATTTTAAATAATAATAAAGATTTAATAATGTTTTCATTTGTTCATCATCACAACGAAAATATTTTAGAGAAAAAAAACGATTATATGATTGTAAGTCACTTTGTTGCTGCTCATGCTTATTTGATCCCGCGAAGGTCGTATGAATTATTTAAAAATATGTATGCTACTGCACCATGGAATGTAACTGATTTACTATTCATGAACAATCTGAACAAATATAAGACCGGCGTGTTTGATGAGATTTTGACTATGCAATTTTCTGGATATTCTCTTTTGGATAAAATTGATTATAGTGGGGAAAGAGTATGAATAAAAAAATAGGATGGGTTATAACTTATTATCAAAGTTCAGACGAAGGATTAGAATGTCTTCGTGATATGATAAATAAAATTTCTACCGAAAATTATTATTTAGTGTTATCTTCTCATTCTATCATACCAGAAGATATTCAAGAAAAATGTGATTATGTTATATACGAAAGGTCAAATATAATTGATGATAGAAAATATTCTCATGGGGTGGCAGAAAATGTTCTAATACGACAGTCCTTTGAACACTTAAGGTTTGTGGGAATAGAATGGGCATATAAAATAACATATGATAGTGAAATTGTAGATATCCATCATTTTAAAGACTGGATCAAAGATTATAAATATGATTTTGTTTCTTGTCAGTGGGGAGAATATTTTTTGGCAACCAATAGTTTTTTCTGTAATGTAAATTTCTTATTGGATACCTTTCCGGTTTACAAGACCATCGAAGAAATGTTTGCCAAGTGCAATCTTTTGGAATTGTGCTGGGTTTTAACAATTAAAGAGAAAAAACTAGAACATAAAATATTTACGTATCCAAATAAAGCAGAATTTTTTGGTGACAATAAAATAGATAAAGTAGGATATGATTATTCTGGACTTCAAGTTTCATATAATGCATTAGAAAATAGATATTATATTTCTAATGAGTCTGAGGCTATGTTTGATGGGGATATTTATATATTTGATTATTTCACAGATCTCGAGGTTTATTTCCTTAAAAATAGAGTCATTCCCCCAAAATTAACTTTGTGGATACTTCCACCAATAAATTCCGAATTACAAAATGGGTTTTATGTAGAATTTATTCCTAAAAATTCCAAAACTAAAATAATAAAAAATTTCAATGTTAAAGATTTTTCTTTAAAACATCCACTGTGTAATAAATTTAAGCGAAATAAATATAAAGAACATAGAAAACTACAAGATTTCAATGCCTTAATTAATTTTAAAATTTATGAAGATGTAAATTTAAATGATAAATTAAAAAATATAAAAAATTATTTGGATATTGGAACAAATATTGGGATGGCAAGCATTAATTTCGTAGTAGATCCAAATTGTAAAATTTATATGGTGGAAGCCAACCCCAGAAATACAAGTATGTTGATCGAAATACTAGGGCATTATAAAAATGTAAAAATTATTCCTAATGCTGTATACGACAGTATGACTTCAATAGATTTTTATCAATGTGAAGATGTTTCAGTTGTATCTAGCGTATTTCCAATAATTGATTCTCAAAAAACAATAAATACAATAAAGGTTCCCACTATAACACCAGATGTTTTATTTGAAAATGAAATAAAAGAAAATATACTGGATTTTATGAAAATAGATATTGAGGGCGCGGAGTATATGTTTTTCGATAGTATTTCTGATAAAAATCTTTGTAGAATTAAACAAATGATAATAGAATTTCATGATAATACCAATTATAAAGTTTTATCAATAATAGAAAAATTAGCCAGAAATGATTTTGATTATACATGGTTGCCATACTATGGATATGATACTAACGTTAATATGTTAGATAGTAACATGGGAGTAATTTATGCAAAAAATCTTCGATATTAAACTTCTTGAAAATAGAATAAGCGTTAAAAATTTATCAAATAAATTTTTAAAAGAATGTTTTGTATCTGTAAAAAATATATATTTTCATGAAGTAATTTTTCAGGTTTGTGATTTTTTACCGACAGAAGAAAAAACTTTTTCTTTTATATATAATAATTTTTTTAATACTTGGAATACCGAAGAATTTTATATAGATATTTTTCAAAATAGTACATGTATATATAAAGATCAAATTAATAAAAATAAAAGTTCTACGTCTATAGTTTTAATATCAAATGACAAATTTGAAGAAATAACATCTTGTTTAATAGATGGAATAAGAAAATATACTAATACACCAATTTATCATTACACTATAAATTATCATTCTAAAATCAAAAGTCATAATTTAGAAAATGTATATTTTGATAATAACGAGAAATGCCCCGACCATGATACGGTTCTCTTAACTAAACCAAAAATATTATTACAATCTTTAAAAGATGGAATTGCGAATGGTTTATTTATGGATTCCGATATTCAGGTTAGAAGTAATATAGAAAAGTTTGTAAATTATTCTCCTCCGCAAGAAAATATGTTAATTTTACAAAAAAGTGCGTGGGATTATATTATAATGAATGGAACTTTATATATTCCCGGACCAAAGGTAAGAGAATATTTAAAATTAGGAACTCCGGAAAATCAATTTATGCCTCATGGAATGACTAATGTAATTCATTACAATATAACTCATAAAGATCTACTGGAAGAATGGCACGAAATATGCACATCTAACGAAATAGCAAAAATACGTTTAGAAGAATATCTTCATGATGAATTATTATTGAATTGTTTGTTGTGGAAAAGAAAAACAAAAGCACTCTTTACATTTGCGTCCATTAATATACACACCGAAAAGGATGTAAAGTTTTTTTATTATTTCAATTCTCAAAAAGAACATTTAAACGACTTAAATAATTTTAGTTTAGGATATCCTTCTCAATCGTATATTCCGAGAAATAAAGATGATGTTTTTATGTTTCACTGTGTTAAAACCCCCCCAGTGGCAAGAAAAATAAACGAAATTATTTATAATGAAGAGATTTTAAAGAAAAAAGACGAAAATGTTTTTTTTAAAAATAAATTGATATCTTTTTATAATGAAATAACTCCAGCAAAAGAAAGAGTTTTCGCTAAAAAACACCCTCCACTTCAAATAATTCGCCATTATGTTGATGGCCCTTATATAGAACTTAAAGGAGGAGATCCAAATCAAGATTATAGAGTAGAATTCATAGATCAAAAAAATAATTTTATTACTTACGCGGCTAATTTAAAGCCAAGCCAATGGACGCGACCATTTACCAAGTATTATTTGGATTGGAAAATAAGAATAATAACTAATAATCAATGTATTTTTGACGATAAAATAAATTTGACTGGGCAAAGAGTTTTTATTGGATTTGATAGTGCTGCTCTTGGAGATAATATTGCGTGGATACCTTATGTAGAAGAATTTAGAAAAAAACACAACTGTCATGTAATTGTATCTACTTTTCATAATGATTTATTTAAAGAAAGATATCCAGACTTAGAATTTATATCTCCTGGTAGTGGAATCAATAACATATTTGCGTCATATTCAATTGGATGTTTTAATACCGAAAATAGATCTACCTCGCCACATCCTTGGAATGAAATGCCCTTACAAAAAGTAGCTTCTGATATTTTGGGGTTAGATTATAAAGAAATTCGACCTCTATTACATATTCCAAATGTAGAAAGACCAATAGTAGAAAAATATATTTGCATTGCTACAGAATCTACATCTTTATGTAAATATTGGCATTACCCCGAGGGGTGGGAGAACTTGGCTTTATATTTGAATGAGAGAGGATATAGGGTTGTTAATATTAGCAAAACGGATAGAAATATATCTAATGTTATTAATGCAAATGTAGAATCTGTAGCAGATGTTCAGAAATATTTGTTCCATTGTGAATTTTTTATAGGGTTACCATCCGGGGTTGCATGGATTGCTTGGGGAATGAATAAAAAAGTTGCCATGATATCTGGATTTAGTTATCCGTGGTGTGAGTTTTCTAATAAAATTAATATTAATCCTCCCGAAGATATTTGCCAAGGATGTTTTAATTGGAAAGGACAAGTTTTTGATAAAGATTGGGAATATTGTCCTAAATATAAAGGAACTCCAAATATCCATCTTTGTTCCAAATCTATTACCGTGGAGAAAGTTATAAAATCAATTCAACCACTTTTAGTTAATTCTTTTATTATTTAAGCTTCCAAGTTAAGTTTTGGAATGTATAAAATTTCGGATTTTTCGTGTCCTATTATAACTTTAGGATCTACAAATATTTGATATCCTGCTTTTTTTGCTTTAATACAAAAGGATATATCATCAGACGCAAAATCTTCAATATCATTTCCAAAGTTTATAGTTTGAGGTTCAAACCACGGATATTCTAAACTCTCAAATACGCCTCGTTTTATTAAAAGGAATCCAAATCCACTGTAAACAACTTCTATTAATTCTTCATTACTAGAAAGGTCTTTTGGTGTTAAATATTGAAATGTTCCGTTTTTTCTAAAATAATCCTCATCCCACGTTTTTACTGAGGCAAAATGAGTTCTTCCTTCCATTAGATATAATCCACCTACAATATCCTTATTATCGGATAATAAAGAGAAAAAATGTTCTGGAGCAAATATTTGATCGGAATCAATCCACATTAAATAATCATAATTTATTTTATTGTCAAATGGAACTTGTTTTTTTCCGCGTAATAAGTTTGCTCCAAGACATTCAGATCGAACATAATAAATGTTGGGATTATATCTTTGAGACAATAATACCTCAATATTATTATTAAAACAGTTTAATAATAGAGAAGTCCAAGATTTTAAAAAGTTTCCAGAAAAGTTATTTCCGGGTATACAAAAAATGACCTTCATAACCAATGTTTAAAGAATTTCTTTCCTATATATATAGGTATATGACAAATGAAAATATTAAAATTTCCGAAGCAGAACTTGCTGAAGTTAAAATGTTACAAAGTAAATTTCAAGCAATGGTTTTCAAATTTGGGGAACTGCAAATTGAAAAGATGGAATTAGACCGTATGGTATCGGAATTTGTTGCAAAAGAAAAAGGGTTGAAAGAAGGTTGGCAGAATCTTCAAAAACTTGAACAAGACCTTATAGACACTATTATTAAAAAATATGGAGAGGGAAACCTTAACATGAATGATGGTACATTTACCCCTACGGTTTCAAAGACATAAGAGTTTAAGAAAGGATATAAATATTTGTATCTTGACATTTTCGGAAGATATTTATAAAGTGAAATATAAACTTTCTTTAGACTTAACAATCATTGAAAGAAGGATAAGACTATGCCAATTACTGAAGGTGGAAACTTTACTCCTCATAACAAAATCGTAAGCCCGGGCGTTTTTTCACGCGAAAACGATCTTTCCGGTATTGCTCAGGGTGTCGCGGATATCGGAGCAGTCGTTGTAGCCCCCTTTCCAAAGGGACCGGGATTTATACCAACAGTCTGCGAATCTCCCGCTGATTTAGAATCTAAATTTGGTGTTGCGGATGGAACCTATTATGGTCCCTATACCGCCATGGAATATTTAAAAGCAAAGGGATTTGTTACTGTATGTCGTGTTGGATCTTTAACCGGATATCATCAAAAATTTCCATATATCATATATGCCAAGAAAGGAACATGGTTGCGCGGAGAAGATGCAGGAACTGTTGATGCTCAAGCCTCATATGTAACAAATGGAACTGTGGCATGGGAAACTATTACATCATCAGTCGATGTTGATAATTATACAGCATTTACTGGATCTGTAGTTTTTACAAATAGTGACTTGAACGTTACATTTGCAACTCTTGCCGCCAGTGCAGCAGCACCATTTAGTGTATCTTCTTTAAGTGGTAGTTTACTCTATAATAATGAAGAAGTATCTTTAGGAAAAATTTCCGGAAGAGTAAATGTCGAAATAAAAGTCACAAGCTCAGTTCTTAACAGTGGATCAGCGGCTTCATCTGTTTTGCAATTTGTTTTATCGGCTGAGTCTGGCAGTGGATTGTTAACTAATGTTACTACGTCCGCTGGAGTTTATCCATTTGATGATATCACAATTATAAGTGGATCGGTGACGCAAGATTTAGGAACTTGTGCTGATCCTATTTTTTATTTTGGTGGGGTAATAACCGGAAGTTTTGGTCCATTTACTGGAGAATTTGATGCGGATGATGCCACTTTTGATCCTTGTAGTGGAAGTTGGTCTGATAATACGGAATATAAAATAATTGCTGTATTAGCTGACACACAAAATGCTCCGATTAATACTTCGTTAGAAGCACCGGGATTTTCTGGTTCTACTATGGTAACTGCGTCCCAAATATCAGGGTCGGGAACTGTAAGCGTAAGTTACAATTTAACCTTGACTCAAACGAGTGCATCTTCTTCTTATGGAGTATATAACTTCTCTTTTGATTCAGGAAATACAAATTATATTAAAAATGTATTTGGTTCAGATGCAACTGCTGGCGATCCAGCAGAATATGCACAGGGTACAAAATTAGAAGCTGCATATCTTTATAAGTTCTTTGAGAATAGTTTGGAAAGCGTTGTAGCAGATCCACTTCATTGGCAATTTGTTGGAGCACCAGTTCCAGCAGGGGCAGATTTTGTTGGAGAACCAATGAATTTTACCGATGAATATTCGTTAAATCCATCTGGAGGAGACTCTGCTTTTGCATTAACTAATGCATATACTCCTTGGGTTGTTTCTCAAGAAATTTCTCCATGGAATGGTGGATCTCCAACTCGTTATTCATTATTCCAAGTATGGACTTTATCAGACGGAACAATTACCAATACTTCATTTAAAATTGAAATATCCAATGTAAAATTGGCTGGACAAGTTGTAGGAAGTGATTGGGGATCATTTACTCTTACTGTAAGAAATTATAGCGATACAGACAGAAAGCCTTCGGTTTTGGAATCATTCCAAAATCTTTCATTGAATCCAGATTCTGCTAATTTTATTGCTCGTAGAATCGGATCTAAATACTCTTACATAAGATATGATGGTAAAATTATTGAAGTAGGGGATTTTGATAATTTAAGCAGGTATATTAGAATTGAAATGTCTCCGAATCCAATTCCTAATACTGCGGTCCCATATGGATTCCAAGAATACGCCGTTCCAGTCAATAGTTCTGCTGGATATTGGTGTGCTCCAATGAAATATAGTAAAGCATCTGTATACGGAGAATTTCCTGGTAAATATCCATCCGGTGTAGTATTTGATGATGCTCCTACTGGTGCAGATGCTGAACTTTCAGGATTGTATCCTACATCTTCTGCTGGCACGGGAGTATCAATAGATAACAGACAATACTTTGCTCCTTTGCCAAGTTTTGTATCGTACCCATCAATAAGCGCAGGACAAAATGTATCATTTGCATTAGACCAAGATATTACAGCAAATGGAGTTGGGACGGGTTCGTTCCTAGAAGGAAGTAATATAATTCCATCTATTTTCGATCCTATAAATGAAACGACTCATGTAAAGATGCGTAAGTTTGTATTTGGATTCCAAGGAGGATTTGATGGTCAATCTCCAGCAATTCCTATTGCTATAGGTGGAAATATTGTTCCGGGAAATACCCAAGGTTTAAACTGCGCGACAAGTACAACCGCCGGTTCAATAGCTTACGTTCAGTGTGTTAATGCTTTAGGAAATGCCGACGAATTTGATATTAATCTTATTGTAACTCCCGGCATTATTTATTCATTACATCCATATGTTGTAAATCGTGTTCTCGACATGTGCGAAACTCGTGGAGATTGTTTTTACATTCCTGATTTGTATCTTGATGATGGAACTCCACAAGCCGGACAAATTGATGAAGTTGTTAGCCTCGCAGGAGAATTTGACACAAATTATGCAGGAGCATACTATCCTTGGATTAAAATTAAAAATATATATACCAACAAAATAGAAGTGGTTCCTCCATCTGTTGTTATACCTGCTGTATACGCTTCTAACGATAAAGTAGCGGGCGAATGGTGGGCTGCGGCAGGATTGAACCGTGGTGGTATTCCTCAAGCAGTTCAAGTAACTGATAGAACAACTCACTCCGAAAGAGATACCCTTTATGAAGGTAGAGTTAATCCTATTGCGGCATTTCCGGGCCAAGGAATTTCGGTGTGGGGACAGAAAACACTTCAAGTAGCATCCTCGGCATTAGATCGTATTAATGTTCGAAGATTGCTTATTGAAATTAAAAAATTCTTCGCAACTACCTCAAGATATTTGGTGTTTGAACAAAATACTGCGGCAACTCGTCTCAGATTCTTGTCAATTGTCAACCCATATTTAGAAAGTATACAACAAAGAAGTGGTTTGTACGCATTCCAAGTTGTAATGGATGAAAGCAATAATACACCCGATTTGGTAGATAGAAATATCCTTTATGGACAAATTTGGTTGAAACCAACTAAGTCTGCCGAATTTATTATATTGGATTTTAATATATTACCAACTGGCGCGACATTTCCAACTGCTTAATAATCAATAATTTATAAACAAAAAAAGAGCGAACAAGTTTTGTTCGCTCTTTTTTTTATTGACATTATTTATAAATCGTGGTAATATATATATCCATTACAACTTAAAAGGTATATATGTCATATAGATATTGTAAACAGTGTAAAAAAAGGTTAGGAAATAGTTTTTCTGGTTCATTTTGTAATTCAGAATGTAAAATTATTTATAATAATTCTTCAGATGTATTTTGTAAAAATTGCAATAAATTATTAGGAAGATCTTCTGTTGTTAAAAAAACATTTTGTGATATTAAATGTCACAATGTATACCAGAAGAATACTAATTTGGTTGAAAGAAGTTGTATTTTTTGTGAAAAATCATTTATTGTTCAGAAAAGTTCACATAAATACAAATTATGTTCTCCGGAATGTGAAAAAAATTATGCTGCGTCCAATATCAGGAATGAAAAGCGAATGAAATCGTTGACAGAAAACAACATGGAAAAATATGGTGTAAAGTATACTTCTCAATTGGAAAATTTTTCCGAAAAAGTTAAAAAAACAAAATTTAAAAAATATGGAAATGAGAATTATAATAATAGAATTCTTGCAAAAGAAACATGTTTGAAAAAATATAACACATATAATCCAATGCAATCGGATAAAATTATAAATAAAACACTATCTACAAAGTTACTTAAGTATGGAACATTAAATGTAAATGAAAAAAGTAATAAAACAAAGTTAGAAAAATATGGTACTTTAGATTTCTCCGATAAGGCTAGAAATACTACATTGGAAAAATATGGTACTTTAGATTTCTCTCATAAAAGAACATCTACAATAATAAAAAACTTTGGTTCTTATCATAATTGTTTTATAAAAGTAGGTTTTAGAAAATTATATAAAAAATATCAACCATTTGTAAATTTTCTTTTTAATGAGTCTGAGTATAGTGGTTCCCAAGAATATAAAAAATATGAATTTCAATGTAAAATTTGCAATACAAAATTTGAAGATACAATGTGTAATGGTAAGAAACCACGTTGCCCAATTTGTTATCCTATTCCGGTATCAAAACCTCAGCAAGAAGTTATTGATTATATAAAATCTATATTTTCTGGGGAAATTTTAGAAAATAATAGAATAACATTAAGTGGATTAGAACTTGATATATATATTCCGCTTAAAAATTTGGCTATAGAATTCAATGGATTATATTGGCATTCGGAAGTAGCAGGGGGAAAGAATAAATATTATCATTTAAATAAAACATTGGAATGTAAAAAAATAAACATAAAATTAATTCATATTTTTGGGGATGAGTGGAATTATAAACCGGAAATTGTAAAATCTAAATTAAAGCATTTGTTGATGTGTGATAAAGAAAAGGTTTACGCAAGAAAATGTGAAATAAAAATTATTAACTATAATACTTCCGCAGACTTTTTAAAAAGTCATCATCTACAAGGAGATGATAGGTCTTCATTACAATTAGGAGCTTATTACAAAGAAGAACTCGTGGCAGTTATGACATTTGGTAAACTTAGACTTGCTCTTGGAAATAAAACCACAACAAATAATGTTTATGAAATGTATAGATTTTGTACTTCTAAATCTGTAGTAGGAATAGGAAGTAAATTATTAACTTATTTTATAAAAACATATAATCCAGATAAAATAATATCTTATGCCGATAGAAGATGGAGCGATGAAAATTCTTTTTATCCAAAAATAGGATTCAAATTGGTTGGAAATACACCTTCAAATTATTGGTATTTTAATTCTAATAATGTACGGCATCATAGATTTAACTTTAGAAAGGATCAACTATCTAAAAAATTAAAAACATTTGATCCTAAATTATCTGAATGGCAAAATATGCAATTAAACGGATATGATAGAATATGGGATTGTGGACATTATAAATACGAATGGATAAAACCATAATATTTATAGATATGATTAAGTTAAAATCATTATTGAAGGAAATAGTAAATAAAAATGCCACTTTATATCTCGGGTGGATTAATAGAACAAATCTCAAAGTTATTGCGTTTGATATTCAATCGGGGGAAGACGAAACTCATCATAATTATTTGATGGGATTGCCGCCTGAATGGAGGGGTGAATCGGATACGAACTTAATTCGGTGGAGATATAGACATGATATAAATATTATTTATTGGTGGGGGTTTCAAACACCAACAGATGAAGAGAAACAATCAGTAGAACGGTGGATTAAAGATAATCTCAGGAAACTCAACCCAGAACATAGAATAATACCAGCAAACCGAGATAATATTAATTTCTGGAAGTCTCATGGGGAAGATGAATAAGACAACTAGAAACACATTGGAAGCGTATAAAACTTTGACACTAAGCATTCAATGTAATATATTTATAACATAGTATGGATAATAATTATAGAACACATCTTGCGGGGTCTCCTTATATAGCCGAGGGATTATGGGATAGAATTAAAGCTTTAGGAGCATCCAAGATTCAACAATATAAATCGGTTACAGGTAAGGGAATAAAAACTGTAGATGATACTAAGGTTGATTCTCTATGGAATTCGCTTCTAACAAATGTAGGAGATTTAGCTCAGGATTTTAATCAACATGTTGCTCCTTCAACAAGAAAATTAAAAGATCTTACTTCAAGTGAAAAAGAAACAATTAAATTGTTTGAAAGATTAGAAAGGGAAATTCGTACTTCACTTAAACCTCAATTTTCGAAAGCAGCGGTAAAAAGTTTATTGACACCACGAAGATATGGTACTCCGGGGTCAACGCCTATTGAACCATTTAAGTATACACAAACTGGTCCAAAACAAGTAGATGAACAAGGATTAAAAGGATTTTTAAGACATCCATCTTTAGTAAAAGCACTCGCCAGCGGTGACACAAAAAAAATCATTGCGGCGTACAAAGATAGATTGGAACAATTATTTACACAGTTTGTTCAAGATACTAAAAAAACCACAAATTTTTCTAACCAAGAAATTAAAACCAAACTTCTCGGAGATCCCAATAAAAGTAAAATATTACAAAATGTGCTGGAACCATTAACAGGTGGAGCATTAGTTAGATTAACTGCTCCTCCCCCATCAATAACTCCACCGGTTACCGTCCCAACAACAATACCTTCGGCAGGACCAATAGTTAAAGGAACCCCAACATCTACGGAAGACAATGAAAATTTAGAATTTGTAAAACAAGTTATTACAAAAACAATAGAATCTTTTGTTAATGCAGTTAAAAAAGATACAAAAAGATCTGGCTTATATTTTACTGCTGATAAACTTCCAACCGAATGGGATGATCCCGAATGGGAAGCGGAAAAGAAAAAACATCACGCAATGCCCGATGATTATTTTGACGATCCGTTGTCGGAACCGCCAGAAAAAACAATGTCTGATACAGTCACGGAAAGTGATGAAGACGATGAGAAAAAAGAAAAAGAAAGAATTAAAGATCTTCCGGAACCTCCAGAAAATGAATTTTTACATAGATTTCATTATAAATATAGAAAATTTAGAACGTTTGATATTCCAATAGGTAATTTTGAAGTAAATCTTGGTGGAATTCCAAGAAAAGTTGATGTTTATTTAAGAACACGACATCATTCAGCAGATAAAAAACATGCCCACTATAATGAAATATATATTTCATTATATTCACATGCAAAAAAAGAAAATATTATAATACCTATTTTCAGATTTTTTGATCATCACGTTGATTCTAGAAGTCCCGAAGGAAAGAAATTTTCATTATCTAGTATTATAACTAAAGAAGTACCTATATTAGAACAAGCTTTAAAAACTCTTCCTAATTTAAATGTATTAACTGATCAATTTCAAAGAGCAGTAGTAGCTACTATTGACCGTAAACGTATGGAATTTAAAGGTAAAAAGAAACCGAATATAGACGATGCTATAAAGGCCATGCAAACACTGGGATTTAATAAAGAAGATTCAGAAAAATATGTCTATATGGCGGTTGAAATGTTGGGTAAAGATGCAAATTCTGGAGATTTAGTAACAAAAGCTACTAAATTAGCAGGAACTCCTCCAAAATCTGCAACTCCTCTCACCGGAACTCCAACAAAACCAACAGCACCTCCTACAACTCCTCTCACCGGAACTCCAACAAAACCAACAGCACCTCCTACAACTCCTCTCACCGGAACTCCAACAAAACCAACAGCACCCCTCACTTCAACACCTCCTGCTGCTTCTAATACTGCCGCAGCCGTTGGAGAATCTGGAGTATCTTATGCTAAGGGGAGTTATTGGAGTATTGAAGCATTGGAGGCAGAAGTTAAAAAGAGACTTCCATCGGCAACAGTAAAAACAGTTTGGCATCCAACAGCCGATGATACTCTACATTTTAATGAGAAAAGACCTCCAGCGTCGGCAGGGGAATACTTTTTGGTTGAAGTAGGAAATGATTCTTTCGTACTACCAAAAGTAAATGATGATGGTAAATGGGCCTATACAAAAGGGTTTAGAATTGAAGGTGCTGATAATGTTCTTCCTAGTAGTGTGTCTGGTATAAAACCGATAAAGGTTAAGCGAAACGGATTGCGATATGATCCTATGGACCACGGGAAGTTGAGTAGCAATCCAATTTCTGCTGAACCTCCTGCTTCAGTTCCTCTTAGTGGAACTCCCTCCGGTGGAGTACCACCAAAAAAACCAGTGACAAAATCTTCTGTTGACTCAGAAGTTGCAGAGGCATTTCTATCTTATGCAAAAAGTGGTGGTCCTGAATGGGGTGATTATTTTCTAAAAAATAGATTGGAAGAAACCGTTTCAAGTTTTAGTAGCATACACGAGGTATGGTCTTCTAGTTCAACTTTTGGAGACTTTTGGAGAACGAAAGTACCAGAAACTTCTCCACAACGCTGCTTTCTTATAGTAGCTGGTAATAATTATTATATTGTTCCTAAAGCTGACAACGCCGATAGATTTTCAACTTTTAAAGGATATAATGCAACCGGAGGTGTTAGTCCAAAAAATATTCGTATATTTCACCCAGCAAAAGTTTATCAAGATGATGGTATGTGGAAGTTACAAGAAAAAGGATTTATGAGTACAGGAGAATTACCTCCCGAGGAAGAACCATCAAAACCAACGACACCCCCCAAAGTTTCCATTGATGATCCGGCTTTTGAGGATTTCAAAAATAACTTTAACGAAGTAGTAAAGCAATATTCAAAAGCACTGTCAAGTGGAAATAAAGAATTAACCGCTCAATTGCGTCAGGATTTTAGAGGGAAATTTGGGGATGAGGCAATGCCCGCCGACTTACCGGAAAAGGTATGGCAACAAAACATGTCTAAGGGAAATCGTTGGGATTCTAGTAAGGCTAGTTTCGTTGCATCCTCTTCAATAACAAAATCTCCTAAAACAAAGAAAGAAGAACCACCAGAAAAATCTGAAGAAGAACCTTCTCATGCTGAAAAGGTAATTAAAAATGTAAATACTGCTTTATCTGCTGGTGGTTTGCCACCACTTGATACTTTAGGTCAAGTTAATTATTTTATTAGTCTTAAAGGAGCACATAATAAAAAATTGAAGGATCCTGGTATTTCCGATGAAGAAAAACGAAAATTATTGATGGGACTCATAAATAAAGCAAAGAAAAAACATCCAACTTCTATTAAAGAATTTAAGAATTCGATTATTAATCCATTTGTTTTTTCGAATTTAATTAATTAGGATTATTAATTCGAATATTCGATTATTATCGAATTAATTATTAATTTATTATTCGATTAATACTCGAATTCGAGTATAATCTATAATAGAATATTGTCAAGATATTATAATGAGAATAAAGTATTTATACATATATGAATGAAAAATACACCGTATTTTTAGATATGGACGGAGTTTTAGTTGATTTTAACAATGGATATAAAAAGATAGCCGATGGACAAAGTTTTGAAGAAGTAGAGGAAGAACGTGGTAAACCATTCGCAGTTGAAAAATTTCTAAACCAAGGAAAAGAATTTTGGTCCAATTTAGATTGGATACATGGTGGGAAGGAATTATACGAGGATTGTAGGTTATTATTCAGGAATCCTCGTATTTTATCCAGTACAGGCAGTAAAGAAAGGAAAGACCAGCACGCCAAGATAAGTGAGGGTAAACGAGAATGGTTAATTAGAGAACTCTCTCAAATAAATAAGGAAGATATAATAATTGTTGAGGACAGACACTTAAAACAAAAATATGCATCTAAAACAGGAATTTTGATAGATGACCACCCAACAAACATTGCTGAATGGAATAATTCAGGTGGAACTGGTATATTGCATAATTCGAGGAATTATAGGAAAACAATAGATGCACTTCAAGATATAATAAATCCTTCATTATTTGAAGTGGCAAGGCGAATAATGAAACGAAAAACATTTAAGGAAGAATTGCCTCAATCGGAGGATGATATAATGTTATCCACGAATGTATCTACTGCTACATGGAGATAAAACATTACATTATATAACTTAAACAAAATAACAAAAATAAATAAAAATATTATGAAAAATAAAAAAATTGTCTATTATCTTTTCGATAATTGTAAAGAGTTAATAAAAAGTTTCAACAGGAAATTTAACAAATTTTTAATTATAGGAATTGCGGGAATTATTTTATTTCCTATTTCCTGTTTTACTACCACATGGCATATAGATCCTATGTATACAGGTGAGAATGGTAATGGTCTTTCATGGGATAGTCCATGGAAGGCGTTTAGTAATATTATTTGGACTCAGATTCGTCCCGGCGATGTTATTGAATTGGCTGCTGGTAATTTTGGTAGTGAAGCGTTGACAATTAATAAAGGTGGTACTAGTGATGCACCATTAACAATCCAACTCGCAACCGATCCAATTCGTAGAGGACATGTATATTTGAGAGCAGTATCTTTTAGTAATTATAGTTGGATACATATTAATGGTGCAATTAATCCATTATTTAATGTTCCCCCATCAGTTCACGATTTATGGCAAATTACAAATAATATAGGTATTCATCTTCAGAATCCGACCGGGCCTGGAATATATATGCGAGGATCGACGACTGGGAATAAAATTTTATGGACAATGACATATCGTTGTGGAGAACAAACCACAGGTCAAAAACATGGAATTCATATTAATGGCGATACACGATTAGCAGAAATTGGGTATTGTTGGATTCATGAACAGCATTGGGGAGATGGCATCAATCGGGGATCGGGCATTCAACCTAATAGATTTGATGATTTGATTGTTCATGATACAATTATAACAAAAGTTGGAAATGATGCTATGCAAATTGGGGGTGGGGGTGCAGATATCTATCGTTGTATTATAGACGGATGGGATGCGGCAGGCGATGGAGGGCATCCGGATTGTTTTCAAACGTGGGGATCTAATTATCGCATTCATCATAATATTATTGTTGATTTTTCGCCGGGAGAAAATTATTATGCTAGTTTAGCTTATGCACAAATGTCAAATCCAATTAATGGCAATTTTCTTCTTTATAATAATTTATTTATTAATGAAAAAGTTCCAACTGAGACTGGGTTCATTTTTCTTTTTGATGCTTGGTGGTCTCCAAACAAACATAATACCAATGTTATTATTACTAATTTGTTCATTGCTAATAATTTATGGCATATATGGAAGTCGTCAGCAATAGGACATACATTTCATTACAAGTCGGATAAAGCCAGAGGTACAAATGATTTTTATACTATTACGAATTGTTATTTTTTAAATAATGCTGTAATTGGATGTAATGATCATCTTGATGATGCTACAGGTGTTAGTTTAGCATCTACAAATTTACAACCATCTAATATTGATTATGACAAGTGGATGTTTGATTATAATATAGTTTCGGGACCGAGTAGTAAAATTAGATATATGGGTAATCGACCTTGGAATAATGCGGAAGCACTAAATGCCGTTTCACCATTCAAACATAATTCTAGTCAATTACCTCTTTATAATTTATATGCCGCCCGCACTCCACCATACGATTTTCATCTTCAAACTAATGATGTCGTTGCCTTGGGTAAAGGAACAAATCTTACTTCGTGGGTTGAAATTGCTCCGATGCTTAATGTTGATTTGGATGGACTTCCCCGAAGTATTGATAAGGCGTGGGACATTGGACCGTATCAATTAACCGAGATGCCTCCGGATGAATGTGCAGAAATTAGACAACAACTTGCTGAGGCATTAGAACAAATTCGTGTTATGAAAAACGAATCTCCCTAAAAAATTATACAATATATAAATAAAAAACTATATATAATAAATGAGTAAAGTACGACTTTATAATAAAAATCTATGTCCATTATTATGGAAAGATAATAAATTAGACTCTAATGTAAGGATCCGGTTATTAAAAATTGCCAAAGATTTTTATGAAAAGTCGGAATTTAAAGCGCCGATAAAGGATATTTATTTAATAGGATCGGCGGCAAATTACAACTGGACGCCCGACAGTGATTTAGATATTCATGTATTGATTGATTTTAATCAACTTCAAATGCCACCGGAAACTGCAAAAGAAGTAACCAGAACAGCCGCGTCACGATGGAATGAAGAACATAATATAGAAATCAGCGGGCATCCAGTTGAAATTAATATTCAACCTATTTTCGATACAAAACCACATGTAACCGGAATTTATTCTATTGCAAAAGATAAATGGATTAGAGTACCACAACAAAAAAATTTGTCCCTAAATAGAGTAGCAATTGTATCAAAATATAATCAATTAAAAGATTATATAGAAAAAGCAATTGCAACTGGTGAACGAGACTATATGAAGTCAGTTAAAGAATATATAGATGCTTATCGTCAATATGGATTAGATCTGAAGGGAGAGTTAAGTTTGGAAAATATAGTATTCAAAATACTTCGTTCTAGAGGTATAATGAAAAAACTAAAAAATGCAGTTAATGCAACATATGATAAAGAATTGTCTCTCCCTAAATCTGTAAATGAGAGATTTCATAGTTCTTTTACTACCAACATGAGAGGAGAACAAAATTATGTGGAGATTTTTAGAAATCCATCTCGAAGAGAAATAAAAGATTGTGAGCGGCATACTCAAGTTGGCGCAATATTATTAGGATCGGAAATTTATATTTGGGATAGAGATAAAGCATATCATTATACCGCTATGCAAAATTTGGTTAATATGGGAAGTATGAAAGATATGCTTCCTCTTCAATTATTTATTGAACCTAAAGGTGTTAGTGTAATGGTAACCGATGCCACTAGACACACTAAATGGTATCATAATTCAGAAATAGATAATTACATTAAATCCCACCCATTCTTTAGAACATATAAAATATTGGATTTATTTTATTTTGACCAAGATATAGTTGGAGATTGGGGACAATTAGAAAAAGTAGATGAAGTAACCCAAAAAGATTTAAGAGCAAGACATCCTCAACCTCCCACATATGTTTCTACTACGAATATACCATGGGATAAACTTACATTGGATAACTTAAAAGCACTTAGAGATAAAATAGGAAGAAGTCATCGTTATTTTATAAAAGGTAAGGGACAACAACACTTAACTCCTTCAATAGAAAAACAACTTGAAGATGAGCTAGAATTTTATAATAAAATTGATAATGAAATTAGAAAAAGAATTAGTTTAATAAATGCACCTGTCAATGAAGGAGTCTATATGGATTTTGGTCATAATAAAGGAGATTATTTGTGGAAATGGAGTCGGGGGGAATCATTGACAAAAATAAAAACAAAAGGAGAAGGTCCTGCATATTGGCACACATATATTTTGCCTACATATAATGCAGATTATTGTGGAAGATATGATGTCAAAAAAAATATCGTTACTGTAGCTAGTTTAGGTGGAGTACATGATCCTAAATTGCAATCCCAAAACATAGATGACGTTCCAGACGAATTAGTACGATTATTAAAATTTGAATTCGGGGATGATGTAGCATTAAAAAGATTTTATGAAGAAGGATATGGTGCAGGCAAACCGGAAGATGATCCAAAAAGTGTTGGACGATGGACAGTAGATTTTGAGAGTTCCAGTAAAATATTAAAAGAAAGCCCACAAATTTATACAGTACAAAATAATGATGTTTTAGCTGGTTCTATGGGACCACATTATAATATCAAAAATGTTGAATTAAATAAAAATCATAAGCATTTTCATGATAGTTACGACGATAAAAAATGGAGACATAAAATATCTACAAATTATGTTTTTTGGTGGGAACGTCCGGAAGAAGAAGACAAAGCAGAAGTCAATAAATATTTAAAGAATAATTATAATGTAAATACATCTATGTTAATACATCATACTGGAGATGATATTTCATCCGATACAATGTTGTCGTTACATATGAAAACTCCACTTCCTTCTATTTTAACTAGACAAGAAAATTTAAATGAGATGCCAAAAATGACTTTAAAAGGAAAAGAGGCATTCGCAGATGATAAACCATTAAAGACATTACCTGTAGAAGCAGTTAAACAAAACATTAAAAAAGAAGGATTTGACCCTACATCTGTTGGACCAAACCCAGCGGCAACAGAAGGAGAATCTGATCCCAATTATTATCAAGATCAAATAAGAAGAATGAGACAATTAGAAAGAATTTCTTTGAAGGAATTGTTATTAGTAGAGTCTCCGAAAATGAATACTCTTAAAGATAATAGAAAACCTTTAACCGATGAAGAAAGAAAGGTTGTTATGGATGCTGGAGCGGTTTGGCATCACGGACCAAATGGAGAAGAAACACCAGCAATATGGAAATCTATTGTTAAAGGAAAAACTTGGTATGTGACTAATACTCATAGATGTTACCAAGCAAAACCAACATTAAAAGGTGCTATTAAAGCATTTCAATTTATTGAAACAACAGCATAATAATTTTAATTACATTTCAATACCCACTTTCCACATCCACAATCCCATATTCTATCAAACCCATTATTTTTCATATTTTCCCATTCTGATAAAGTTTCGTCAAAAATCGAAAGTTTTTTCTCTAAAAGATGTTTTTGAAAACTCATTCTATTTATTGTATTTTTATAATCCGGTGTAATATAATGATAAGATGGAGAAGTGTTAGATACAAATTCGAATCCTAATTTTGGATATAAATCTCCTGAAAAATATCTTCTATCATTATAAGATACAATTGATTTTGGTGAATATGTGTTAATAAAATATTTTAATAATTTACTAGCTCCACCACTAATTATTGTACCCATAGAATTACAAAATCTAGATAATTCCCATTCTATTTTATTATCAAATCTGGATTTTCTGAATGTCATTATTGAAACTAAATTGTTGTTATTATATAATCCTATTTTTATTGTTGATTTATCTTCTTGTTGCAAGTGGTTTTTGTTTAAAAATTCATTTTTCTCCTTTGCAGATACTTCCTTTATAATACATTCCCTTGCATAAATTATATTATCAACATTACATTTTAATATCGTTTTTATTACAGATTTTATAAGTTCTGGATTATCTCTCCATTCATTTTCAAAAATATGAATTAATCGTATACCATGAGCAATACATCCTTTTGTTTTATTTAAATGATAGTGTTTACTTAATCCAAATCCATTTTCACTATGCCAATATAATCCATTTAATTCAAATGCTATTTTTTTCTCCGGTAAATAAAAATCTAATTCTTTACCATATAAAATCGTTCTATCATGTCTTTTTATCAAAACAGGTGGTGTCAAAGATGAAAGAAAATCAAAAAAAGAATTTTCTAATGTTAATTTTTTGTCTGGATCACATTTTTCACAGTACAAATGTCCAAATGAATTATTAATAGGTACTTCAAATACATAATTACATTTGGTACATTTAAATAGATATTTATTTTTATATTCATATCCGATATAATTTAATCTATCAAATAAAACTAATAAATTATTACTTTGGCAATATTCTTTTAAAGAGTTATAATGAATTGTTAATTTTGTTTGGTTTATAGAATCCATAATTTCTTTGTATTTTGATGGATTATCTACTCCGTATTTTTGTAAACAAGTTTGTTTTGATTTTTCTCTATTATTAAAACTCTCAAGTCCATGTTTTTTTATATTATTTTCTTTAATTTTGTCATACCATCCTTCCTTTTTTGAAATCCAATCTACCCCATGCTTTTCCATTACTGATTTTTTTAAGTTTTCTTTTGTTTTGTCTGTTTTCATAGGATGCATTCCATATTTTTTTTGAAACACATCAAATTGAGATGAAATCATTTTATTAATAACGACTGGATCATTGTTAGAACATTTTTTGGAACAATATGTGCGCCGATTTCTTAAGTAAAAAGAAACTTCAAACTCAAGATTGCACATAGGACAAATCTTTTTAATCGTATCCGGATTTAATTTTGGTCTACCCATAAAATATTTTTCCTTCTTATATAGGTATATATTATAGAAATATTATCAGATGTCAATTTATTTTATGTTAATGAAGTATTTATATTACAGATGAATACTTTATATCTAAATTATAATATTAATATAGAATTTAATGTATTCTTAACATCTTATAGAACAACAACTTATGGCAGATCTACTTACCAATAACGAAACATTCTATACAATGTGGGAACCGAAAACAAAAAATCGTTTTCTCATGTATATTGATGGCATTCAAAGCTTTTTAATAAGAAAAACCGACCGTCCAAAATGGACCCAAGAGCGCAAGGCCATAGATTATATCAATTTACAATGGTATTTTAAGGGCAAGACCATTTGGGAAACAATTTCCTTGGAACTTTATGATCCGGTCGTACCATCCGCTGCTCAATCTGTATTTGAATGGTTTCGTTTAAGTCATGAATCTGTGACCGGACGCGATGGTTATATGGATTTCTACAAAAAAGAGGTAACCATTGCTGTTCTTGGTCCTGTTGGAGATAAAGTTGAAGAATGGACTCTGAAAGGTGCATTTCCCACAGCTTTCGATGGTGGCGAGTTAAATTGGACAGATAGCGGAGATCCTGTAACAATCAATCTTACTTTAAGCTACGACTACGCAATTCTTCAATACTAATATTATTTATATGTCTAACGTAAAAAATCAAATTTTAGAGCAACTTGTTAGAAAATGTATCTGCGAAGTCCTAGATACAATGAATATAAAAGAAGTTGGTAAATTTCAATTGCATCCACGTCAAGAAGAATCCATTGGAGCACCTGCTCCTCCCGCCGAAGGACAAGGAACAGCAGATCAACCTCCTATCCCTAAAGAAATTAATGAATTAAAGAAAGTTATAAAAAAAATGGTAAGAAAGACACTTTCTAAATAATGAAACAATCTTCCATAAAGCATCTTGTACGCGAAGTTGTCAAAGAAGTATTATCAGAGTTAGTAACAAATGAACAACTTGGTAGTGAACTTTCTTCTACCTCGACAGTAGGAATAGGTTCAATTGGTAGTTCTTCACCTACTCCCTCCGTTGAACCTATGTCTTCTGCGGAGAAAACAGCACAAGAAAAAGCGGCACGGGAGAAAATTGAAGCGGAACTCGAAGCAGAAAAACAAAGATTAGATATTTTACGACAGAAAAAGATTTCTACGGAAAAAGAACTTAGATATATAAGAAATAAAGAAATACCTAAAAGTCAAGAGCGAGTAACTACACTTCAACATGGAAGTGTCGGTACTTTAACAGAAGTTGAAGGAAATCCAAAAATGGAAATAAAACCCGTAGATTTTTGGGGACAAGCACATTATACAGTTTTTATAAATGGAAAAGAAATGACAAGCGCCCACAAAGACCTTCCAGTTATTCATCGCGATGCCGCAATAGAAATTGGTCAGGAAATCTTAGATAATATTGAAGATTACGAGGAATATTTTAGTAATTAAAAAAGTTAAAAAGTAAATTTGGTCTCTATATATTAAGAAGAGAACAACATTTATAAAGTTACTATGCCAGATCCAAATCTTATTACAATTAGTCGTCCATCAGTTACAAATCCAATTCCAATAAAACAAGAGTCAAAGTTTCCAACTGAAGTTATTAACCTTCCAAGTAAAGGATGGTTTTATACGGAAGAAAATCCTCTTTCAAAAGGAACCGTTGAATTAAAAATGATGACTGCAAAAGAGGAAGATATTCTCACGTCAAAGAATTTAATACAAAAAAACTTGGTTCTTGATAAACTTTTAGAATCTGTACTTATTGATAAAACAATTAAACCAGATGATATTTTGATATGCGATAGAAATGCAATCTTTTTTGCTTTAAGAAGATTAGCATATGGTGATGAATATAATGCTAAAGTTTCTTGTGGACGATGTACCAAAGAAAACAACGTAACTATTGATTTGGGTAAAATTGATAATCGTCCGTTTGATTTTGAAAATTATCAGCGGGGAGTCAATTCTTTTGATTTTACTTTACCCTTTTCTAAAATTAATATTTCATTTAAACTTTTAAATAAACGAGATGAAAGTGTAATAGATAGAGAATTGGAAACATTTGCTAAGTTATCTAAAGATTTTACCAAAGAAGTTACCACTCGTTTATCTCATGTTATAACATCTATTAATGGTGATACTGATAAAATGAAAATTAGACGGTTTGTTAATGAAGAATTACTTTCCAAAGACAGTTTGGCTCTCCGCAAATATATGAAAGAAACCTTGCCAGACATTGATAGCACTTTCGATTTTACTTGTTCCAATTGTGGATTGGAAAGGAGGGAGGAAACGCCTATGGGCGTTGGATTTTTTTGGCCTAACGGATGATTATAAAATATACCTTCATAATACACTTTTCGATTTAATTCATTACGGACAATTTGAATATAGTTCTTTATATTCCATGCCAGTCCAGTATAGAGATTTTTATTTAAAACGATTAATTAATGTTAAAGAAAAAGAACAAGCAGAAATTGATAAATCTCAGGGAAAAATGTCGGAACATACTCCTACTCAAAAAATTGCGCGAGGACCAGCGATAGACGGTAAGCATTTTTAGTAATAGATTTCAGATTTATTTGCTAAAAATAATAAACCCCAAGCAACGATACAAATAATCCAAAAAATACATTTATAATAAAAATATTCTTCTTTTACTAGATTATCTTTATACTGATAATCTTTATATTTTTGAATTAAATATTCCTTAATTGATGGTAAAAATATTGGACAGAACAGTGATGTTATAAATATAAATAACACGACACAAATAAATCCGTTCAATAAGACTTTTGATATCCAATGTAGTTCGCTTTGAGATTCACTCATGCGAATACTCTATCCTATTTTTATATCCCAGTCAAGCGAAAAACAGAACTGATCTATATTTATAAAATAAGCACTTATTATAAATTATGGCATCAACTGGAACACCTCCTACTGGAACACCTTCACCGGAAGAATTTCTCCTTAAATTACAGGAAATGTCTGTTGAAAAAAGTTATGAACTTTTAGATATTCAAAAAGAAATTAATAAAACCAGAGAAGAAGAAGGAAAACTTGGGAAAGAATTATATGATATTGATGCTTCCCGTGAAAATAAATTAAGAGACAATTGGACTCAATATAGAAAATTTTTAGATGAAGAAATAGAAAAAACAAGAATTTTGCAAGAGGAAGTGAAGAAAGGAACAATTCCAAAGGAAATGCTTGCTTCCAGAGAATCCGAGCTTAAACTTATTAAATTTCAAAAAGATTTTCACAAAAAGGCTTTCGATGGAGAGAAAAAGGAATTAGAAGAAATATTAAAGAGAAGAAGAGAATTGGAAAAATTTACACTTCAATCTATCAAAGAAAGATTTGGAATAGGATTTAAAGAATTAGAGAATTATAAAGCATTTAATGATAAATTACAAGAACTTATTCCAGGACTATCAAAATTAAAATCTGGAGTATTAGCTGGAGTATTAACAATCACATTGTTTGCGCGAGCGATGTATGATTCTTTTGAAAAATCGGCGGCGGCGTTTAGAAGATTTATGGGAATGCAACGTGCTGCTGCTAAAGAATTAAGAAACATGGGTGAAAATATTGCTATTAATTTTGCCCATATTGGGGTGACAATAGATATAGCAAATGAATCTATTAAGACCCTTGGAGCAGAAATGGGTGGGGTTCATGGTGTTACTAAAGAGTTAGTTAAAACATCTGCATTATTAAGTGCTCAATTGGGGGTTACAGAAGAGACTACTGCTCAAGTACTTAGAAACTTAGGATCAATATCTAAGAGTACTATGACTTCGCAAAAGTCAATGGTTTATTTTGCAGGAGCTATAACAGAAGCCGCTGGTGTTCCTTTAAATTCGGTAATGACAGATGTTGCTAAGATGTCGGGGACTGCATTTACCATGATATCAAAGTTTCCGTTAGCAATTATTAAAACGGCTGTAGAAGCTCGTAGGTTAAATACGACTCTAAATGATATAGCAAATGCTAGTAAAGAACTTTTGAGTTTTACTAACAATATTGCTTCTGAAATGGAAGCGTCTGTTTTAATAGGAAGAAATATCAACCTACAAAAAGCGCGTGAATTGGCCTATAATAAAGATTTAATAGGGTCGACCAAAGAAATTCTTAGAATTGCTCGATCGGTTGATTTTGAAAACTTGGATGTATTTCAGATGGAAGCATTTGCGAAGGCTACAGGTCGTTCTGTAGATGAGTTGATGAAAATGGTTCAAGCTGAAAAACAAATAGAAGAAGCAAGACGAGATCCAAATTTAGCAAAACAAGTTGCAGCATATGAAAAAATGAAAAATGCTAATGAAACATTTGCAAAAAATATTTCTGAAAATTTAGAAATGCAACTTCAACAACGAGCAAATCAAGAAATGATGGTAGCAATTCAAAACGAATGGAATAAATTGTTAATGCAGGTAAGTCAATTGTTTTTACCTATTATACATGGATCATTAAAAATTCTTGGAGCATTTATAAATTTATTTCCAATTGTTGCATCTATTTGGCAAATTTTTAGTATGTTTAAATTAGTAGCTCCTTTCTTTTTGGGGCCTCTCGGGTTGATTATAACAGCATTACAATTAGTTATTAATATATGGAACAGTTGGGATCCTTCTAAACCATTTTATGGTATAGGAGACGCCCTTCATAAAACATTTGTTGAACCATTTAAGAGAGCTTGGGAATGGATTAAATCAATCTTTGTTGCAAATTCCCCATCTTATATGGCTTTGCAAATTGTAAAAGGAATAGCGGCTGCTGGAGCAATGATATTTGATGCTTTAACTTATCCATTTAGAACGGCATTTGCATGGATTTTGAATAAAATACCGGGGATGGGTGATATTGCTAAAAGACTTCAGAGTGGGGCAACTGGACTATTACAAACAGAGCCAGTAGAAAAACAAGCTACTGCTGCTTATATTCCCGTTGCTCAATTTGGGACAGAACCAATCAAAACTTCTGTAGTAGATACATCTCGGAAAGAAAAAGAAGCGGCTACCGCAGAAAAAGAAGAATCTAATCGATCATTATCTAATATTTTAACTGCAATTAATAATCTTAATGAGAATTTGCAATCTGGTAAGATTGCGGTTTATATTGATGGGCAATTATTAAGTACTACTTTAGCACGACAGACTGGATTTAAAAATGGATTTGGAATGAACGTAGCTTAATATTTATTATTTATGGGAAGTCCTCAAACAATAAAACCAGAAAGTGGATTAATTTCCGTTCCTCTTAATTATCCTACTGTTCCTACGCCGGGTAAATTGGAACTTTTAATTCAAGCTAATGATACATCTATTTATCATAGATATTCTCCTTATGTCGACTATCATACTCCATTTTATGGGTTATTAAATTTTGGTGCTAAACAACCATTTATCTATGATTATATTGATGAAGCAAAAGGTGGGTTTAGTTGGGCTCGTAAATATGAATCTAGAATATTTCCGTTGGGCTCGGCCCCAAGAGATGTAACTAGAATATCAAAATATTTGCTATCTGGAGATGGTGTTTTATTTTTAGGAAAGCAATTTCTTCTCCAAGCTAGTTCTGTATATAATGAAACTAGAATTTATAATCCAACATCTCCCATAGTTGCGGCGGGGATGGGATTGGCCTTAGGATTGGTAAGACCAAAACGACACTTCGACCTTAGTGGTGGATTATTAGGAATTGCCAGAACTCTCATTGGAGATACTATTCCTAATATATTAGGTGCAGACCAGACAGTTGGTGCTCCTCCCGGCAGTGTTGGTGTAGGTGCTTTGCCTGATGCTAATAAAAAAACAGATGCCAAGGGATTATTAAGAGCAAATACTGCTGGTGTAGGATATTCTCATTTTACGTCTAAATGGCAACCACCAAATACTGGAAAATTTTCTTGGAAGTCGTTAGGAAAAAGTCTTATAAATTCTTTAATACCAAATACTTTCAGATTAAGTCAACCAGAAGGAACGGTATTTAGAGGGGATGAAGGTTCATATGGAATTATGATTGCTGGATCAGATAGATTTAAATATGATGGGAATAGTAGATCAGGACTTGAGTTTGGACAAAAATGGATTGCCGGATTGCATACGAAAGACGGTATTAGAAAAAATAATCAACTTACACCTAAACCATATTGGCTTATTACTAATCCAAATGGAACGGTCATGATTAAATATTCCCATGCGGGCATTTTAGAGTTTATTGATGGGGTTGGTTCTGTGGGATATGATATTTCACTTTCACAGACAAATAAAGATAAGCCTGGAATTAGATATGGCAATTCTGTTGGAGTTTCTAAAGATGAAAATTATGAAGCATCGGATATAATGCTTCAATATGCCGAATATGTAAAAGAAGAAAATAAATATCCAACGAAGAGAATAGATCATAAATCCATCCAAAAAGTAAATGAAAGTTTAGATAAGTTAATTAGAAGCCTTAAAAAATCCGGAGTTTATGATATAACGCCCGAAGAAGAATCTAAAATGCTTCCAGCACCAATTTCTAATCCAGCTAAAAATGGATATAATGCATTGTTTGCAACAACAGATAAAACCCGTGAAAGAACAGGACTTAATTATCCAAAAGGAGTGTTATCTAAATACTTGGATAAAGATATTAGGATGATAGATAATTCCGTTAGCAATGATATTGCGAAAAAATCTTTGAAACTTCCCGGGGCAGGAAATTTTGATGCAATTAATACTTTAAGAATTTTACCTGGTAAAAAATCTAGTAATGAGAGATATATTAAATCTAGTGACATACCGGGATGGACTAAATGGGAACCATATAAGGATGATCAAATAGCATTTTTCTTTTACGATATAGTTAATGATAAATACATTCCTTTTAGAGCGACGGTTAAAGGAATTAATGAATCTTCCTATGCAAACTGGGAAGATTTGTCTTTTATTGGTAGGGCAGATCATCTTTATTCATATGGTGGATTTACAAGAGCTTTACAATTTTCATTTGATATAGTAATTAGTAGTATTATTGAGTTAGCTCCTACTTGGAAACGAATAAATTATTTAATGACATTGACTAAACCAGCCAATTATACGGTTTCATCAAATCAATTGCCGTTTAACAGATTTATGGTTCCGCCAATGGTAGAACTAACCATTGGAGATTTATACAAAAAACAACCAATTCTTATTCAAAGTGTAACTGTAAATATTCCAGATGATGCATCATGGGAAACAATGAATGAAGAGAATTCTATTGATAAAGAGTGGTTTTATCTTGTCAATTATATTAAATCGGATAAAATAAAAAGCAATCGTAAGGAGTTTGGTCAATTTCCCCTTGAAGCAAAAATTTCTCTTAGTACTATTATTCTTGAGAAGGAACGAGCAATAGCTGGTGGAGCTAATTTTGGACACGCGCCGCATACAGATGAGTATCATCCGTTAGATATAGAAAATCAACCATATATGCATCAAGCACTTGTAGAATACCAATATGGAAGAAATGTGGTATTAACTTCAAATGAAGATAAAAGAACATTTGGAAATGAAAAAATATTTCCATCTGTAAGTCAAGGAGAATCTAACCCGCCTCCCTCATTTGATTCGAAGGATTATAAACCAACCAAGGTTACTACGGGGGTAGAAACTCCTTCGTTTACTCCAATACCCGGAATTGAAACAAATCCTCTAATAACTTTGCCTCGTATATAATATGAAAAGATATTCTACAACAAAAACATTTACAAGATATGATGGGAAACGGGTTTTTTTCACTACACATTATCCCGTTATAAATGCATCTAATAGTGATAAAGTTATTATTACAAATGAAGCGGATTATTTAGATTATTTGGCATACAAATATTATGGAGATCCAACTTTATGGTGGATTCTTGCTTTGGCAAATAATATAGGAAAGGGACGATTAAGCATAGAACCCGGTACATTTTTGAGAGTTCCTACCAATATCAATCAAATAATAGATGAATTTAATCAATTAAATAGTAAATAAAAGTTATGAATGTATTTTCTAATGAAGGAGAGTTCCAATGTCTCAACCATTAATTCCGTGGGAACCAGCAAACATACCGGAAGAAATTCAATCTGAATTGGACCGTAGAAAATTAATTAGAGGATTTGAATTTGTTGTTGGAGAAAAGGGACAGTGGGATGAGTTAGAAGGAGATTGGAAGACTTATAAAGGTCCAATGACTGCATGGGCAAGATTTTGTTCTAATGGAGCTGGATTTCCAGATCCAACTAATGATAAATTTGATAATTTTTTAAAACCGGGATTTGTTTTATATAGTGGTAAGAACTTTTATACTGGTTATGGATTTTCGAAAGATGGTGATGACAATATAAACAGTGTTATAGGATATACTCCTGATGGAATTCCTCATACCATAGAAAACAATTTAAATACGAGTCGGTATCCTATTCATGTTCCCCCACCAGAAATAGAAAGTATAAACGTTACTATTCAAAAAGAATTATTTAGAAGGGCTACGATTGAGTGGGTATGTTTTTCATTAAAACAATTGGAATACATGACGCCTTATTTTTTGACACCTAATATTACATGTATTTTAGAATGGGGATGGAATCATTTTGATCCTACGTCTTTATTGGATTTAAATGATATGAAGTTATTAAAAGAATTAAGAAACAATCCGTATCCACTATATAATTCACATATTCTTAAATCTAGGGGAAATTATGATGTAATATTTGGAATAGTTACTAAATTTGAATGGAGTATTGACGGTAACAAAATTAAAGTCAAAACAGAAATTACTTCTCCGGATCGAATTTATGCTGGTCTTACTACGGACGCAAGTATTTTCATTAAAAGTGATAGTGATAGTGAAGTTGAACCGTCGTCTGGAGACGGCAACAAATCCGCTACGACTATATTAGATAGCTTAAAGAGTTTTGTCACTCAATATTTGGCTGATATAAAATCTGTAGCAACTGCACCAGATCCATTTAATATACAAGTTAAACAAAGAACTCCAGATGGATATGAATTCGAAGGTAAAAGCCCTATAAGTGAATTCGCATCTTATTTGAGAGAAACATATCCAGATAAAATAGGAAATAATAAAAGTAGATGGGAAGAAATACTTTATGGAATTTTTTATGGTAGAAATTTTGTAGAAAAGGAGAATATCATAGCAAGGACAACACTTATTCCATCCCCTACTACTGCTATTCCTCTAATACGCCCCGGAATACCTAAAAATGAAGAGTTGTCCGCACACGATAAAATTGCATTCGATAATAAATCTGAAGATTTTGATAGAACTGCACCTCTCAAAAATGTTTGGATTACTATGGATTTATTAGTTGAAATTTTAAATTATCATTCTTATATGCTCAGGGGATTTAATAATCATCCAATGTTTAAAATTGATATATCGGATTGTGTTATTAGCGGACACAAAAATTTAATTTCTACAAATGGATATAAAGTTCTTATTCCCAATGCTCATGTGCCTAAATATTTTTATGGGCTGTGGGGACTAAATGCTAAAGATGTGGATGATTTTAGTTATAATCAGATGAGCAGAAACGATGGAGGATTTGTAAAAATAGATCGTAAAAGATCAGAATTAGATCCGGAATTATATGCCGATTGGAAATTATATAGAATTTGTGGTGGAATAGATAGTAAAGCATTACGAGATGATTTAGATGTTGTAATTAATAGATTAAGATATGATAATATTCGAGGATTTGCGCCCGGTAAATATGCATTTCCATCCACTTCTGATATTACTCCAGAAGGCGCATCTCAGTCATATCCTAAATATTTTTCTGGATATTTGAAAAACATATACTTTAATGTACAAGAACTTTCAGATATTTTGAAGGATCAATCTGTAAAGACGTTTGTAAATGTTTTGAATAGAGTATTACAAACTATTTCATCAGAATGTGGAAACTTTTGGGATTTAAGAATAATAAATTCGACTGGAAAGGCGCAGGCGCAGGACGATACAAGAAGTTCATCTGAAATTTTTGCTGCGATGAAGATTGTAGATTATAGATTTCCATTTTCAATTAATAGAGGAAAAGTGTTTACGTTTGATTATTATGACGCCGATAGTTTAATACAAAGCATAAATTTTAATCCAACTTTGGGTGATTCTATTGCTATTAGAACTATATTTGCCAATAGAGATGGCATTGATAAAAGAGTATCATTAACTGATACAAGTGAGGTATTTAATTTTAAATTCAAAGATAGATTATTTTTGAGTGAAGATCAAAAAAGAATAATTCCAAGGCAAAAAACTTCTTCGGCTTTTAAAAATATGATGCAGACATTGCAAAGTATAAAACCGCCGGAAGGATCGTTTCAAATGACAACAAAAGATTCTAATGATAATGTTTTTGTTAAACGATTAGCTATTCCACCCTCCGGATCGGAGGTATTAAAATTACTATTAGATGACGGTGATATAGATAATAATCCAAAATATATTGGAATTGTAGTAGGTATTCAAGCACAAATTACTATCCAAGGAATTGGAGGGTTAAGAACATTTATGATGTTTTTAATTAAAAATTTACCAGAACCATATTCACATAAAAATATTGTATTTCGTATTATAGATTTAACTGAGTCCATCCAAAATGGAAAATGGACAACTACAATTACCGCTGGTATACTTCCTCTTAGGAAACGTCTCAAAAAACAACTCGGAATTAAAGACTGAAAATAATTGACTTTTATTGTTAAAACGGATACATTAAATCAATGATAGAATGCGAAAGTGATCTTCAGCGATTTATTCTCGAAAATACAGAAGGGGACTGGATAATTCATATTATACCCATTTTTAATGGAGTTCATCCTGTATCTACATTTCCTTCTATAATTTTTATCAAAAACATTTCCAGCGGTAAGATTTATTATTATGCTTTTAATCATCCAGATTCTAATCCTAACTCTAAAGTAAAAGAGTTATTCGAAAAGTTTATAAAAAATCACCCCAATAAAAAGTGGGTAGTAGATAAAAAAACCACATATCAGTTGTTTCCAATGCTGAATTTAATGGATGTAAATTTGTGGATGTTCTTTAAAAATTCTAAAATATTGGAATTGTATGAATATGAAACTTCGGCACATAAATTAGTTAGTAGGAATACACCAGCAGGTGAAAGTATAAATAAAATTATTCCGTTAATGAAACATCTTGAGTTTTTTAATAATTTGTGTGAGGATATAAGCACCGTTATTTCGGATTTTATTTTAGACGATGGATTTAAAATAATGAATGATATTATAATTCCAACTTTAGGTGAAATGGAACATACTGGAATTTATGTAGATAAAGAAAAATTCAATGCTAGATTTAAATCTTTCCCTAATACATTAGGACTAGTTTATAGTCAGTACAATATCTATACAAATACGGGAAGGCCAAGCAATCGTTATGGAGGGGTTAATTATGCGGCATTAAATTCTAAAGATAAATCTAGAGAATGTTTTATTTCCAGATTCGGAGAAAATGGTAAAGTTGTTGTTATTGACTACTCAGCATTTCATCCAAGAATAATTTGTAAATTAATCAATTATAATATTCCTATAAATGTTAATATTTACGAATATCTTGCTAAATTATACTTTGGAAAACAAAACATAGACGATATTGATATTCGAGAGGCAAAAAATATAACCTTCCGACAACTTTATGGAGAAATAGAAAATAAATACCATCACATTAAGTATTTAGCGAATCTTAAACAATATATTGATGAACAATGGTTGTTTTTTATAAAAAATGGATATGTGTTAACTCCATTTTTTAAGAGAAAAATAACGTCAGAACATATTCAAGATCCAAATCCTTCTAAAGTATTTAATTATATTCTTCAGGCGGCAGAAGGAGAAATTGCTATTCCAAAAATAAAAGAAATTCAAGAATATCTTGTTGGTAGAAAGACAAAAGCAATTTTATACACTTATGATGCTGTTATTTATGATTTTCATAAAGACGATGAATTTAAAACTTTAAATGAAATAAGAAGAATAATGAGTTATAATGGAACTTATGATATGAAAACATATATTGGTAGTTCATATAATGATGTTAAACAAATTTCATTCTAAAAAATATATACTTTAAAATACTTTTGTAATATTTATATTGCAAAGGTATGTCACATATTATAGATAATATTCTTGCCGAAATTTGTTTGGACGAACGGGTTAAAGATGGCATTTTTAGGTTGAATGAAGAGGAGCATATGTGTGCTCTACGGGATTATTTTGTTAAGAGGGGATTAACTCTTGAAGATGCTATATCTATAACTAATGCAATGCAAGAAGCAGAGGGAGCAGGAAATTTTCCAGACAGACAGGCATGGAATGCAGACGGTATTCTGGCAACATTCCCTACTCCAGAACACAAAAAGAAAGCAATAGCAAGAGGAACACATTTCGAAAAAAATCCTAAACCAAGAAGTCCACTTGCGGCTAAAAAAGGTCAAGAACCTTCAAGACCAGCTCCTAATCTTTTTCACGAACCACCTAAAACCGACGCTCCGGATGCTGAACCTGCTGTCGAACCCACAGAACCATCCCCACAATCTGTATTTCAAAGCGGGCAACAATTAGCAATAGAACCGCCCAGAGGATCAGAAACCCCAGAGTCTCCTCCTGAACCTCCGGAATCTCCAGTTACAATACCAACAACGCCGCTAAGAAAAGCAGCAGAAAAAGCAGTGGTTAATCAATTTATTATTAAGGGCGAGGATGATATGTTGTCAACAAAATTTCATCCAAAGATTACAGAAGAAGAAAAAAATCAGGTAAAGGAAATATATGAATTTTCAAAGAGAAAAAGATATACCAAAGTACTTGAAATATTAGATCCATATGTAAATTAAATTAGTGTTTCTTTAAAATTTTTATGAATGACTATATCAAGCGACAATTGTTATGTACTTTTTCCAATGTTAAAGATTTTGAAGGGACATCAAAAGAAATAATGCGGTTTTATAAAATATATAATGATAGAATTTTTGCATTTTCTAATGAAAAAGTTCCTCATGAAATCTATCTGACTTATAATGTATTGGACATGAAAAAAGAAGATGAAAAATTTCTCAATACCATTCTTATTCATCGAAAAAAACATACAAATACGTTATATACTTTGAATGCCATGAATAAACTTATCGAAGAAGAAAATGGTCATATGGATAAAACGTTTGTCGTTCAGTGGGAGCTTTATAAAAATTCTTTAATTATTACCGGAGATGTTTCTGTTCGTATTATTCCGCTGAAAATTGTCAATGTCTTCGGTCAGCAATAAAAAAATAAAATTAATTGAAAATGAGTTTTTCTATGGTATAATCACTATATATTAGAGTAAGCAAGTTGAGACCTAACACTCTAGTTAAGCAATTAACCTGATTACCTAATTAAACAATTAACCAATTAAAAACATTATGGCTATTAATTTACAATTATTGGCTCATCGACTCAAAGAGTTCGAAGATGAAGCAAAGCAATCAGAAGCATCAAAATACCTCTGGAAACCAAAAGAAGGATTACAGACGGTACGGATAGTTCCCTACAAGTACAATCCAGATTCACCATTTGTTGAATTAAAATTCTATTACAAGATTGCAGGAAAAACATATCTTGCTCCTTGTACGTTTGGAAAACCGGATCCCATTGCGGAGTTTGTAGAAACTCTGCGAGCATCTGGGGTTCAATCTCAGCGAGAGTTGGCAAAGACAATAGAAGCTAAGCCCCGTACTTACGCTCCTATTATTGTTCGTGGGCAAGAAGATCAAGGCGTGAAGTTTTGGGGATTTGGTGTTACAGTTTTCAAGCAATTACTCAAACTCATTACTAATCCTAAATGGGGAGATATTACCTCGTGGACAGATGGAAATGATATTGAGGTTGAATTCCATAAGGAATCCAAGAAAAAGGGTAAAGACGGAAAAAGTTTTCCAGAAACTACGATTACGCCAGACCCAAGAAAAACACCTGTAGTAGATCCAACAAAATCAGAATTGATCGCAAAAATTAAGGAACAGCCAGATATTCTTAGTATTTGGAATTTACCTGAATATACTGATTTGAAATTTGTATTGGATAAATTCTTAAATCCAGAATTAGCAGTTGACAATAATGATGCTGATGTCGGAGACGATATTGATGACACTGCTGACTTAGCGACTTTGCCAGCGTCTACATCCCCATCTCCATCACAAGTACAAGCACCAGCGATGGATTACGGTAAGTCATTCGAAGATTTCTTTAACAAGAAATCCTAACAGAAAATTCGTATAAAATATCTTGAGAAGATACCTGAAATATGGTATCTTCTCAAGAACTTCTGAAGGAAATAATTTATGCCAGCAATAAAAAAAGTTTCAACATCTAAGCATGTAGAATTAGACAAAAATATAAATCGCGACGAATTGGCCGTGTTACTTCAAACGGCTTTAAATAAAGCTAATAAAGATGGAGGTAAGGCAGCTTATTTTCTTGATGAAGATGATAGTCCTTCATTAATTACTGAATGGATATCTACAGGATCTACGTTGTTGGATTTAGCAATTTCTAATAAACCAAATGGTGGTCTTCCGGTAGGAAGAATGGTAGAATTAAGTGGATTAGAGGGAACTGGAAAATCTTTAATTTGTGCTCAAATAATTGCAGAAACACAACGCCGAGGCGGATTATCTGTTTTCTTTGATTCGGAATTTGCAGTTGACAGAAATTTCTGGACAGCACTTGGAGTGGATATAAAAAATGTTAACTATGTTCCTTTTACCACCCTTGAAGATTTTTTTAGTAAATTAGAGTTATGTATTGGAGAATTCAGAAAAGCTAATAAAAATAGATTGTTAACTATTTTTGTTGATTCTGTCGCACAAGCATCTACAGAGACGGAAATGGAATCCGAGCACGGAGTTGATGGATATAACACCGGAAAATCTATTATTATAAGTAAAGCAATGCGTAAGATTGTTGGATTGATGGCAAAACAACGTATATTAATAGTATATACAAACCAAGTACGTTATAATATGAATGCCGGACCATTTGGGGATAAATGGGTTGTACCCGGTGGTAAAGCATTACCATTTGCTTGTTCAATAAGAATTCGTTTGGTAAATATTGGTAAAATTAAAAATTCTGTCAAGGACGTTATTGGAATGGAATGTCAGGCACAAATTATTAAAAATCGTTGTGGTCCTAATTATAGGACTGCGGCATTTGATATTATGTATGATTCTGGTATCCAAGACATAGCTAGTTGGATTGATTTTATGAAAACCCGTAGTATTATAACTGGTGATGGTCGTGGTTATGAATATAAACGCAAAGATGGATCTACACTTGAATTTAAACCAGCACAACTTCCAAGTTTAATAAATAATGATCCCGTCCTTAAAGAAGAAATGTATCAATCAATTTGTGATAATTATATTATGCAATATAAAGATCCAAATAGCAAAGTAGAAGAAAATATTGAGCGTTCTACCTCTGAAAACGATGATATTACAGAAAAAGCAATTAAAGACGAATAATAATGGATTTAACTCCTGAACAAAGATTAGCATTATCTATTGCTTATAAGCAATCTAAAAATAAATTAGAACAAGATCACGCAGATAATCAATGGAAAAGATCTACAAACTCTGATATTCTTTTAATAGATGGTTATAATACATACCTTCGTGCATTTATGGCTATTCCAAGCTTGAATGATAATGGAGAACATACTGGAGGAATTGTGGGGTTTTTTCGGTCTATTGGATATGCTATCAAACTTCTTCATCCTACCCGCTGTATTATTGCTTTTGATGGAATGGGTGGGTCATTCAAACGACGGAAAATATTTTCTGAATATAAAGAACATAGAAAAAATAAAATTCGTCTTAATCGTATTTATGAAGATCAATCCAAGTTAGATGATGAACAACGAAATTGTTTAAATCAATTAATAAGATTAGATAAATATCTTGAATATTTTCCTATAAATATTTTAAGATTGGACCATGTGGAAGCTGATGATACTATTGCTTATTGTGCGACAGATGAGTTTAAAGAATCTAAAGTAACTATTATGTCCTCTGATAAGGATTTCCTACAATTAGTAAGCGATAGAATAAAAGTGTGGAGTCCTACCAAAAAAATATTATATGGTCCTGCGGAAGTCTCAAGAGAATATGGAATTCACCCAAATAATTTTGTATTATTTAGAGCAATGGATGGTGATGATTCTGATAATATAAATGGAATTAAAGGAGCGGGCATAAAAACTATTATAAAGTGTTTTCCATTTTTGTCTGAGGAAAAGATATTTAATATTGATGATGTCATTAACTATGCCATTACGAATAAAGATAAATACAAGGTATACGAAAGAGTTATTGAGGGGAGAAGTATATTGGAAAGAAATATTGCTTTAATGCAACTCAAGGATAGTTTATTAACTACCACCGCTCAACTTTTGGTACATGAAAAATTAGAAATGTCAAAAATTCCTCATATGGATAGAATGGTCATTGTAAAGATGATTATAGAAGATGCTATGATTAATAGTTTCCCCGACCATCAGTCGTGGTTGACAGAATGTTTTTCGGGGTTAGATAGTGTAACCAGATCTGAATAATATGAATAGAAAAAAAATTGAAACTAGATCTAAAAAGAGGCATGAGAAACAAGAATTACGAAAACAAATCGAAAAAGAACTTGAAGAAGGTTCAAAAAACGGTAAAATCTTTTTCAGAGGAATACTATCAGAAACAAGCTAAATCTAGGGTAGCAATGGAAAAATCCGGTTGATAATCAACCGGATTTGAGCCAACTAGAGAGATAGATTGGTTTTATCCTCTCCAATTTTTTGGTGGTGTGGCATATTTTTTCTCAACGAATGGTGATGGAAAGTTTACATGTTTTTCCGTTCCGATTGGAACTCCCATATCAATGAGATTTTGGCGACTGGCATAATAAATATCAAGTGAAAGAGACAATGAACCTCGCGCAAACTCTACTTCTACAACTTTACTTTCTTTTGCTTCGCCCCACATTGTACCCATATCAAATTTTGGAGCATTGTAATTACTATAAGCTTGGGATTTATCCATGATTAAATTATCATTAACATCATTGACGCTACAACACGTAACAATCGGGTTAGGTGGAAGTGGAGTTCCGGTACTACAAATAGTTGGAGGAAACTCGATAGGAGGAATATTGATATTATCCTGTTTAGAATTGCAACCATATGATCTAATAACGAGTGGAGAATAATAGTGATTGCTTTTTTCTTCAAAAATACGAACTCCAATAACTCCTACATTTCGTTCAGATCCATCTTCTTTTGAAGCAGCATATGATTCAGATTTTTTACCAAAAATAAACTTTGCGATTGTTGAATCGGAAACTCTAAACCCATCATATCTATTGGATGCATGAGCACTAATAACATACCCCGGTCCATCAGGAGTAGATGGTTCTCCGTCAAGAATGTTAAGTCCATCTACAGAACAACAGGCAAGAATTCTTTTCCAAGTGTTATTTTTGATTTCTATACAATATTCCGATCCATCTTTGGCTTCGATAAATGTTTTGCCATTGTGATAATATTGACGACAATTATTGCCGTTTACGAGAATGCGAACGTCATAGTTAGACATAATATATACCTTTCTTTAGTTAGTGATCTAAAGCTTTGGCCTTTCATACAAAGGATTTCAGCTTGTGTATAATATATAGCACAACGAATAGAAAAAGTCAAGAATATAAAAACGATTTATTATAAATGGACGTATGAACGTCGTTAGTGTAGGATAACCGAATAGAAAGAGCGTAAACTATGGAAAATGTAAATGTTGGAAACTTAAAAATATACGGACATAT